ATGAAGCTTCAAAAAGACTGGAAGATGCAATCAAACGTGGCGATCCTACCGAGATTCATTATGCCAAACTCAATAAGGTTTTAGCCGACGGACGTGCCTGCGGGACCAAATTGACCCCTGAAGAAGTCCAGGCAATATTGGGTGATGCTAACAACCTCACCTATCATCTCGATAATGAGGCTTATGAAGAGTCACTCCGTCAACCAAAAGATGATCTAATTTCTCCGGCGCAGGCGGCCTACGACATGGCTGCCGCACTGAAAGGTTCAGCGTTAACTCAAGAAGAAAAAGATGAGTTAGACAAAGAACTCCCCCACATCTTGTCCGGTAACTTTGCTTTACCAGATGGCTTCCCGAATATGGAAAGCCATAGTGCTTTCGATCCGACTGGCAGATGCGATCAGTCAATAGGGCGGATGTCAAGCGATCGTTTATATCAAAACCAAAAACGTCAACTGGAAGACGAAGCGGGTGACGAGACTTATGCACTCGAAGCAGGTCATGTGATGTCACAGGAAGCGGCGAGCATGTATCGCACACTGTGTAATCTCAAACACCACCAGGATTTCCAAACCCCGGAATCACGTAAAGGTTTATTCTCGTTATTGAATGCGCTGGAAACCGGCGAGTGGGATCCGGAGAAAGCGCAGTGTTTTCCAGATAAACTTCCCGTGGTGTTGAATGCCGAACTTAGGATCCCGCACAAGGGGTTAGTTCGCGACCACATTCATATTCAGGGGGCTGCGACAAACCTAAGTAAGTCTGTGTTCCACTCTGGTAACAGTCTGCAAAACGAAGTGGATCATTTGATCACTATCGACCCGTTAAAGTTTTGCTCAGAAGACCGCGCCGAAGTCGATATGGTTGTGAAAAAACTGGGTGATGAACTTGATTGTCGCGTCACCAAAGTAAAAGTTGTTAAACGTCGCCTCAGACCTCTCTCTAAAAATGAGGCGTCGAAGATGTCTCCGCGTCGTCGCAAGAAAGAGACAAAGAAAGTTATCGAAGTTAATCGCGGCAAACATCGCGGTTAATCAACCTCTTTTACTAAGGAAATATTATCATGAGTATCAATCAAGACGAAACTAACTTCCAGTTCCAGGAAAAGAAATCACCCACCTTATTCTTCAATCTGGAAGAACTTTTAAATAGAGGGTTCTACCCCGACGCGTTGGACGATCGCCGCCTCGCTGAAATCACCCATAGTTCTGGTCGGCATCTTGAGATGCTGGTTTACAAAATCAGGTCGCTGACCGGCCCGCAGGTTTCTCGTGATGCCAATTATAAATGGCGTGACGCAGAGCACTATCGGAAAATGTTGGCAGAGTCGCCAGTGGGTTATGTTATCCACGAACGTCTTCCTGACTTTTCGATTGACGACGTCTTGTATCGCTTCGACATTATCCAGGGTGAGGATGGCGTTGCTTTGCGTATCCTGCAAGATGTTGCCGGTACGGTAAAAGAGCGTAAAAAGAAATACCTCGAACGTTACATGGGATTGATTGCGGAAGATCAAGAGAAAGAGACAAAAGATCTTCTGCGTGAGTTACTCGGTAACCTGCGTAAAGATCTTCAATCTGATATCATCGCAGCGCTTGATAAAGCGACTTCCCCTGAAAAGGAAACCGCATCGCAGCGTCAAGCTGAAAAACCAAGTAATGGTCCCCAGCAACAAAAGGAATTAAAGATCCCTTCTTTCTATGATTCAATTATGTTTATGGGCATGCTCTCACAACGTTGTAGTTGTCGTTTGCATCCTGAGCTGGGTTTACTGATTCTGCTTTAATTAGCCTAACGGCCTACAGGGGAGAGACGGATTGTCTCCCCTGTTATTTTTTTGTTATTTTTTGTCGACAAATCTATGGGGAATTAAAAAACACACAGCATTCAATCCATTTCCAGATCCTAGGAGGAAAGAATGACTGATTTGTTCAAATACCATACCAGGTGTAAACTGGGATGTCTCGGACATCTCCTGCTTGTTCTGTTCTCAGTTGTGATAAGCGGCATTTGCTTATTCAGCGAAAACAAACTTGCTCACCTAACCGATGTCCTTTTATTCTTTGCAATTTACATAATTTTTATGTTCTGCTTCGTCGCGACTTATTCCCTTTCCAAGATTCTTTTAGGTGGAAAAGTTGTTGACATAGACCTTTTTTGGGTCGTACCTTTTGGGGCATCACTGTTCTATCTTATTTGACATTTTATGCTTCATCATACATATGTCGACATTAATTTTCGAAAAGGAATAAATTGTTATGGCCGCTAAGAAGTCCGTTGCGCTTTTCATCAATGCGCTGAGTGTGTACAACCAAACCCGTTATGCAGCGGATCCCGCTATCGCAGCTCGCTTTGCTAACCTGACCGAAGCTGATGTCACTATCGCCGATCTGGCCGTTGACTCTTCGACCGGTATCGTCAGCGCCACGGTAAGTTCTGCAACCCGCGCCTGGAAATCTGAAAAAGATACTCAGACTTTCAAACGTGCTAAGTTGAACAACCCGAAAGTCACCACCTTCACCACCAAAACCCTGGACAACGTGACCGATCAGGCGTCGTTCCTGGATGCAATCCAGCACATCGATACCGCCGGCGTTTATCAGGTTGCTGTTCCTGAGCTGAACGGTAAAACTGCGCTGCTGGTTATCCACGCCCCGATTGCTGATGGCACTGCCGACGCTGATAAACCGGCTGCAACCATCGCGAACATCGAAGCGATCCTGGATCCAGCTCTGCTTTACACTTTCAACTCTGCGGACAAGAAAGTTACCCTGGTTGGCAGCACCTATCAGTTCGAAGATAACTTCATCGCTGATGCGGTTTACTTCGCTCCTGTTGGCGCCAGCGTTCTGACCATCCCAGCGACCGATTACGGCAACCTGGATGACAGCACCTACGACGCAACCATGTAATCACGGTTAGCTGACTCCTACTCTACTCCCTTGCGGGAGTAGAGTAGTCTTTATGTTGTTTTTTAAAATATAGAGAAAGGATTACTGTTGAAATACAACGGTTGAGTTGCCTCTTCTTCAATGATCCACGGAGCCTTATAAACCTCAGCACCCATGACACCAGAGAACTCCGCGTTACCACCATAGCCCGCGGCTTTACTCATCAACTGGTCTACCTGTTCTGCTGACCACTTCAAGATGTCAATAGAACGACTGGAGATATTGAGATCATCCCCAGTGTTGAGATCCAGTAACCAGAACCAACATTCCGTGTCTTGACCTTTACGCCACACACGTGCTGTGACCTGTTCCAGGATATAATCACGCCACGGTGGATTAAGCATGATAATCTGGTTAGCCCATATGCAGTGATAGCCTTCTTTCAAGGAGTCATACGACGCCACTCCTGGATTGAGAAGGGGATTAGTCTCCATGAGCTTGAGGTTGTCATCACGATCATGGTTGGTTTCGCCATAAACCGCAATAGGCGTAAAGCCTTCACCTTTCATGTATTCCGCGCAATAAACCACGGAATTCACATAGCTCGAGAAGATCAACGTTTTCTTCTTGGCACTGCGAACCAGGTCGGGTAATCCAGCATAGCGTATAAGCGCCGTAGCCGCTTCCTCACGCATTTTCCCTAATACGTTGCCCAACGCCTCACCACGGATTTTCAAGCCCAGGTACTTCACCGCAGAGCGTATATTCTTAAAGAGCTTGACCTTGTCACGAGGGAGCCATTGCATCAACTCTTCTTCATACTTCTTACAGAAAGTATTGTCGCGAATATCCACAGCATCAAAGCTACGGAAGCCTTTGAGTTTAAAGCGTTTAACAATCGCAACGTAACGATTATAGTCCGCTTCATCAGAAGGATTGCCGCGGGTCGCCTCACCAAAGTCATTGACGCATTCCCAGAAGAAACGGTTGTACGCATCGAGATGGGTATAGTAGAACTTAACCCTTTCCTCAATATAGATCATCATTTCCGAACGCACATTCTTCAGGGTGTAGCGTTCTGCATTGGGGATATCAACCGGGATGGTGACAACCGGTGGCTTAGGACCCATACCGTTAATAGAGGGGATGGTGAACTTCGCACGACCAATACGGTGACGCAGCAGTTCGTTGAGGTTTTCACGACTCCGACCGTACAACGCCAGGAACTCTTTACGGGCATTACCGGCAAACAGTTTATCGATTAACGTGAAGACGGTATAACACTCACGACCCATCGCCTTCAATGGTGTGCCTGACATCGGCACCACTTGATTAAACAAACCCATGTCAGACCAGGCCGTAACCAATTGAGAGCGCTTAGCCGTTTCATCGTTGAAGTTATGACACTCATCGATAATCAGGTTAAATGCCATCTTGGTTCTTTTAGCGCGATCCAACAACCATTTCTCTAACTTAGGCGCCCAGCTCGAGGTCAGCGCAGAATAGTGAATGATGATGTAGTCGGCTTCATCATTAATCTCTGTGCCGTCAATGGTTGTCCATACGGTGGGTTTCTTCTTGAAGTGCTTAGCAATCTCGGCTTTCCAGATGCTGTCGATAATGCCATCGGGGCAGATGATCACCGTTTGTTTATTACCGGTCATGCGTGACCAGAACAAGGTAGTAAATGTTTTACCGGATCCAGCCTTGGCATCCAACAACAACCCCTTCAAAAAGTAGGCGTTGGTGATGGTCCCGTATTCACGAAGAAACTTCTCTTGGTTGTAATCAGGTGCGCTGTGAAACTCACCCTTGAACTTATCGAAGTTATCAAAGATCTTAGGTGTGATAGTTTCAGCAAACCAGGTTTCGTTCTCGACGACGTACTGGAGTTTGATTAACTTATCCAGTGGTGTACGCAGGCGTTTGGCATGGATGACTTTCATTAACGTGTAATGAAACTCTACCATAAAGAACTTGTGAACCCTGAAGCTGTAGTTGTTGATTTTCACCAACATCGCTTTGGTAATGTAGCTTGTTCCATAAGCCGATTGGAAGTCCATAGACAACTGATAGAACGGGACACCTCGGATAACGTAATAGTCACCCTTTTCCTCTATCTTGGGATCGAACAAATAATCAAACATATCCTCGTCCTGTTAATTTTTCAGACCTATATGATTTAGGTAGATACTCAAATACTTTTTCACTATGTCATTAACTTATTGTTCATTGACGTTATTTACAATAATCCAAAAGGATATTTCTTATGTTACAAGCTGCAAACTCTAAGATCACCACCACCATTTTGTTCGATTTCTTCAATCGTTGCATTGGTACCGGTGACGAACGTCAGCTGGTAGATGTGATCGTGACTGACTCCTCGATCAAACAAGTTCAAGCCGGTCAGCGTCAGACCGAAGATGGTCGCGTCGAACCGATGCAGAAAACCGTTGACCGTATCCCGGCGTATGACATCAACTATGTCATGAGCAACGAGAAATACCACACCTACCGTATCCCAGCTTCCAAGTGGGAAAAGGTCATCTCTCTGCTGAAGAAAATGGCTTACGTCCAAGATCAGCTGGGTTATGAATTCGCTAAAGGCGAAGAAGATCCGCGCGAACAACTGTTCCTGGAAAAGCTGCCTAACAACCAGTTCTATGCACAACAGATGGTCATGCAGGATCTGGGTCTGGACTGGCCGGTAAGCGTGCTGTTGGCTGAAATGCAGTTCAAAGGTTCTGAAACATTCACCAACGGCGATATCGAAGCGCTGGAAACTCGCTTCCACAAAGCCGGTCAAATGCTGAACGACGCGTTCCACCTGGTTAAGCGTAACCTGATGGTGCTGCACGCAGACAAAGAGATCAAACGTGATCACCTGCTGCACTACTCGAACTTCATTGATTTCGAGAACCACAAGGTCTATGCGTCTCTGAGCCGCTTCGGCTGGAAACTGTCTGGCGACAACGATGCTGACTTTGGTATCGTGCCTGCTAAGCTTGACCCGAAAGATTGGGAAGCGACCTTCACCAGCGAAGCTTCACGCACCGCACTGATTCGACTGGACACCGTGTTCAATGGTTTCAACACCTATATCGATCAGCATTTCCAGATGAGCGATGCAGACCACGAACTGCGCACGTTCACCATCAAACGTCTGTTCGCCGGCGCATGGAACCGCGTGATGAAATCGTCTGAAATGGTTTACGGCATGGACCTGCACGCGCTGGATGCAGAAGTGGATGTGGCTAACGAAGAGCTGATGAAAGAAGTCATCGAACTCGACGGCAAGCCAGGTCTTGATCTCAACAGCTGGAAAGCGTACGACTACACCAACGCGGATGAACCAACTCTGCTGAAAGACTTCTCTCCGTCTCTGCACGCGAAGTATCGTCAGGAGTTCGTCCAACTGATGTACACCAAACTGCTGACCTCTGGCCACTCGCTGCTGCGTCCGTTCAGCACCAAGCGTGTGATCACTGATCCGGCAGAAATTGCTGAGCATAAAGTTGGCGAAGTTCGTACCGAACGTTTCTAATTAACCGTTAACTAAACTGAGGGTGCGACCCCTCAGTTTATTCAGGAGCTTTATTATGGCACTTGCCCCTCGTCCCAAAAAGAACAACGATGAAGTCTTTTCCTTAATCGGTATGCGCGGCGCGCTCTATCAACTCTTTATTGAGGCGATCGCGATTAATGATGTTCTGGCGAAAGAAGCCGCAGTAACCTTTATTCATCAGCGCAATATCGAAAAGTATGAACCCATCGATAATGACTACACTCTGTTACCGGAAACACCTGAAGGCTGGGAGTGCAGTGGGTGTCTGAACGGTAAGCAGTTGCTTACTCCGATCTTCTTTGACGAACAAGAAGGTAAAGAAGTAGTTTGCTTCTTGCGTTATGAAGGTCAATGGTTCCCATACCTGCTTACCACCAATTATGCTGGTATGCAGTTCCCGGCGAAAATGGTTGAGCTGTTTGGTCTTACCCACACCACCTGGTCAGATCCTCAGGCGATGACCGCGCAGCATTTAGTTAAAGCGGAGTTGATCGATTCTGCTGAAGCTGTGTTACGTGTTCCTTCTGCTGTTATCGATTTCGTTTTAACGAACAAATAATAATACTCCTACCCTTGCGGGTAGGAGTATTACTTCTTTTATTACTTGGCTTGTTGTGCAGCTTTCAGTGCCGTTTCCAACTGAACGATGTAGGCGGCTTGCTTGGCAATAGTTTCTTCTTGCGTCGCAACTGTAACCACGTCATTCATTGAACCCGCGATTTTGTTCAAGCGCGTGGTTTCATTAGCCTTGTGTTGTTCAGCAGACACGTAACCAATGGTCGGCATGGTACCAACCTGGACGTTTGCTTTCACCCCGATATGAGCTTCGGCATAATTAGCAAAGTGATCCTTGACGTCTTCGATGTTGTTCTTGAGATCGGGCGGGACAGCACCGAGGTCAATGACCAAACACAGGCGTTCATAACTCACACCATCTGTCAGTGGAAATGATTTCAGGTAAGTTGTGGGAACATAAACACGGCTACCGTCACTGGCGATTAAAACCAGAATAGCACCCTGCTGTTTGGTGACATCGTCCAACATGTTCTGATAATCAGTAGCAGTAACACCTGCTGGTTCGAAGATCAGTTTAAACATGTTTTGATTATCACCCAGCATTTCATTTACTGAGCGAAGCGCCTCTACCTTGTAATACTTCTCCGGCTTGACCACCATGTCAAACGGATTGTTGGCGGTGTAACTCCCCGCCGCAAAATAGGACGGGATAACATTTGTATCAGACATGCCTTATTACCTTACTGAGTAATCTGTTTATCCTGAACCATCTGATAACGGGTCAAGATCAGGTATTTGACCTTGTTGATTTTCTTGGTCACCCACAGCTTGCCGAAACGTTTAACTGTTGTGATACCCTGAGGAGGAAGAGAGAACTCGGTGACCACTTCTGCTGCGGCCAACAGGTTTTCCATATCCAACAGGTACTTACGGGTGTCAGCAGAGATCAAACCAAAGTCAGGACTGGTGCTCTCGATTAACTGGTAATCTGGCAGAACATCGGACATCTTTTGGAAGCCATCCCGGTTGTTTACTTTAGCCGTCATGCTGTATTGCATGGACTTATAAAGGGTCGGAATGCTCTGGGTCGATTTTATGACATGATCAGTTGACATATTAGGCGTCAAATAGACGTCAACAAATTTAAATTCTGTTTCATGATCAACAATCGGTGACAGCGTGGAAGTACTATTGGTTTTATTTAACAACCCTAAACGGTCGAAACGGATAATCCCGTAGAACTCGTTCGGGTTAAACAAATCAGGAACCTTTTCTCCCCACTGCTCTTCGGTGTACTTGGAGTGAGCCAAGATTTCTTGGCGAATTTGCTCCATGACCGAGTCCTCGACATAATTGCCGCGGGTTAGCACACGCCAGTACGCTTCAACGAAGCTTGGTGTGTTAAGCAAATCGTAGACGTTGTAAGCCGAAACACTACGCAGTGTATACGGCGAATTATCAGCGATCTCATGCTCGCGATCTGCAATTACTGTTGGTGTCTCTAAAGCGAGACGCGCAGCCAACTGTTGATAGTTCATCTCATACAGCGAATCGATTTCGGTTAGCGGCACAGGGTGAACAATGAAGTAAGTAGCTGTTGGATACTGGTCCTGGAAGTACGCATCTGCAAACCAGAGAGCGAAAGCTTGTGGGTCTGTTGAAGCGCCACCGTTAACGGATACGAGGTGGTTGCCTTTTACTACACTCGGTAACCAAATGCTGCCGTTGGTTACCATATCCCCTACTGCGGTAAATTCGATGGCCTGGGTAAAGGTGGCTTTTAACAGTGCAAGGCAATCGCCTCGGCTTTGTGTTAAGTTACCAGCAAGCGCCTGTTGATACAGCCAATCGGCAATGTTCAACTGTCGAGTGGCGAGGTCTTTGGGTAGCGTTGTAGGTGCATTGTCTTTGATCGCAGCAAAGTTGTACAAGACAACTTCGGTTGAACTATCTAAAGAAAACACATCAGGGTCGACCTCAAAGGTGCGGGCACGTACCGACAATTCACCGATGGGTGACACCGCCTTACTGTTGTGCAACTTTGCTATTTCAGCAAAAGAAAGATACGTTGTTGTCATTGTTTGGGCCTTACAAAAGAGGGGGAAATCATATGCTCAAGGGTTGGGTCGAGCTATTTGACAGGTTCATAGAATCGGTGGCAAAAAACTATGATGAACGTGAAACTGCCATATTAGATATCGCCCGCCACGCTTGTGGAATGGTAATTCTTTTATTGGTAGTGGTTATTGTCATCTGCTTTCAGTCCGTTATGCAGTACATGGATTATTCGGTATTAAAACAGGATTACACGGAACTGAACGTTAGCTACCTTAAACACAGTGATGTTTTTTTCCAGGTCAATGATCGTTTAGGCGGTCTGGAAAAGATTTCAGCTGAACTGCGCGCAACAAACAGTGAACTCGTTGATAAAGTGGATAATCTGTATACAGAGAACTCTACTTTGCAGCGCGATCTCTTTTTATGCCGCAATCCTCAAGCGAAACCCGCGTCACATTGATTTTTTTTAAAATTAACTATAAGAGGGATGTAATGTCCCTCCTATAGTAAGGTTATATAACCCATGATAGAGAACATGAAGAACATCGTTCTGTATTTGTTGGTCGATGAGTTAATGATTAACCGTTCCCCACGGTATATTGCGGGCGCGCACGGTTATACTTATCTGATGGACAAAGAAGGCAAAAAGAAACTCCAGAAAGGGACGCCAACCACTTTAGGCTATTATGTCGGCAATACACGCAATGCGGGTACCGTTGTCGCCATTGAAGACTACCTACTGGGCACCGTCAGCAACGGCAGAAATGTCATTGAACCGGTACTGGCGTTGTTGAAAGAGTTGTTCCAACATCTGTATAAAGAAGAATCCAAAGACGCTTACAAGAACATCTGTATCATTTCCAAACTCGCGCTGGTAGAAAAGCTGGTGAAGTTGGACATGAAGAAGTTGGAAGAAGCGAACTGGGTCTTCGCGAAGCACGAGCTGTCCCCGGGAGAAGTGTCTGATCTTAAATCCATTCAGGCTGGTTATGCTGACTGGTTAGCCAAAGGTAACAAAGTTATCTTTAATACTGACGCCGCAGTAGAGGGCGGTCCTGGCATGAAGCTCGCCAGCAAGCAATCCGGCTTGGGTAAAATTGAAACGGTTCCTGGCGGCAAGAAACGTGTTTTCTTTGAAGTCATGAGTAAGAAAGAGTATGAATCGCCTGAAACAGATTTTAACAAGATTGTGTGCGGCGGTCGCTGGTACTTCAATACCGGAGACGGCACCAACTTCTACGACGACTACCACGGTTATCGAGCGTACAACTTTGGACAAGTTGAACCGGATAAAAAGTATTACGGAAAGCTCACCCCGGACGTAACCTTTGGTAATCTGTACTGCAAGACCCCGATTCAGTTGCTGGACAAGATCTTCAACTATTCTCGCAAGCTGGTTCCTAATCCCAACGAATATCTGTCAGCAGGTATCCTGAGCAATGTAACGTCGAAAGATGTTGCTCGTATCGTGGACACTTATCCAGGCATTCGTGATGGCAAGAACGTTAACATTCCGTTTGAGTCAGCAGGAAAGGAAGAACCGACGCTGGTTGAATTGATTGATCCTCCGGTTATGAGCTATCAGGTCCGTAACAACATCGAGAAGGTTCATCACCTGTTCGACTTGTTTATGCGTCGTGATGCCAACAACTCGTCTGGTCATACACACTTCAAGGACATCACTCACTTGATCTATCAAGATGAGGAGAACAAGAAGGGTGTGATCAAACGCAAACTGGATCCTGAGTTCAAGCAGAACACCTCAACCTTTACGGTTACCGTTGAGCATCCGAAAGCCGTTAAGCCAGTGCCGTTGATTTTGTCGATTGGGTATGACATGCCTGACCGTAACAACTTCAACAGCTGTACGGAAGAAAACGTTAAGGTGTGGTTGGGTTATGATGTGTCGAACCCGAACGGGATTCGTTATTTCTGCGTCGTGGATGCGGGTGAATGGGTTTACATTCAGATGTCGGCTGTTGCAAATCTGCGTGTACTGAATCTCAAAGAACTGGGCAAAGAACCGCCTAAGAACAAAGAGGTGAAGAAATGATCAGAGTTCCACCGGGACCTGTTAACGTTCCTCAGTTCGTTGTCCTCGATAAACCTTGTGGGATTTCTGGGTTGAGTGCGAGGTCAATGCACAGTTGGTTCGACATGTGGTTGGACTTCATTCGTGATGATGACAGTCCTGTGATCTCTGAAAGCGGGTTATTGCAACAGGGTGACCGTGTTGTCCACGTTAGCTTTACCAGATTTTCTTAATATATAAGCACAGGGAGCTTCGGCTCCTTGTGTTTTATAATATATTTTTTCTTAGACCTACATTATCTGGGTAGATAAGTCAACTTAATTAATCAGTTAGTCTAGGAGTTAGTTATGTACAAAGATATTTTTGGCACTAATGTTCGTAAGAGTTCTATTTGTTCTTTTGTTACGTTTTTGTTGCTTAATGAAAGAGCCAAGGTTAAAGCTGGTCGTAAGGATATAAATGTGGAAGATCTTTTTCGTTGGTATTCTCCATATTTTGCTGTGTCTGATTTTCGCTTGCGTGAGCAGTGTAAAGAGCTGGTACAAGACCCCCAGTATAAGGCACAAACAGGGAACGTAATTTACCCGATTGATTTTAACAATGTCGATCAGGTCAGGCGTTATAAGTCCCCGGTTCAGTTGGACGAGGATACTCTCAATTACTATCTTACTAAGGGTACCGAGCTACAGAAATTCTATCGAACGCTGTTAGTAAATGAAGATGGGTTGCCTTTCTATTCTACTCACCCACACACTTCATTGCTTTGTGGGAACGTATACAGGACGTTTGATGACACAGCCTTTGAAACTATGTACCACAAATTCACCTACAGCGAGATCAAGGTTCCTAAAGAAGTATTTGAAAAAATGTCTTCAATGAACCCAGGTTGTTTTGGTAGTGGGCATGAACCTATTCCCCGGACTTCTCAGTGGACAGATGAAGGAAAGAAAGGGACGCGCCAGTGGCGGGGGATGACACGTCATAGTGGAGGACTCTATTAATGTCACGCATTGATGAACTGGAACGGTATAATCGGATCAACCACATCATGGATGAATTACTTACTAGAAGTGATTCTTTGAAGAAGCAACTCGGTGAACTCCGTTTAGACCTAGCTGATATCAAATTCTCAACTGATAACGTTGATGAAAAAAGAGCGTTGATCGCGAGCCGCCTTCTTTCCATCATGGATGAAGTTAAAATGATGGAGGCAGAAATGAAATACCGTAACGCAACAGCGAACTGGATCAAAGAAAACTTACCGAAATGAATATATAACTCCTACCCTTGCGGGTAGGAGTTATAGTTCCTTATTTTTTTGTTACTTAAACTTCTTGAACTCTTCCAGCTGGCTATCAAACACCGCGTTCAGTTCGTTCATCAGACCCAGGCAGCCACCCACAATAGAAGTCAGTTCATTAAACATGCTAACCTTCTCCTGGACGCCTTTGATCACGTAAGCGTCAACGATGATATCGCCGTTCTTGATCTTGCTGACCAGCAGGTTGCCTACTTCGTAGACATTCTTGAGATCACGCGCCATGACTTCTGCGTCACGAGCACCAATGCCTTTACACGCCTGGTTGTAACGGTTCATCAGACCAAACGCTTCCTGGAAGTTGATATACACTTCACCGGTCTTGGCAGTCTTAGGGCCTTCTTCCAGTTCTTTGATGAACGCGCTGACTTTACCGACGTGTGAATCATAGCCCGTCACGGTCCATTTGTAGGCACTTTCGATGCGACCCAGTTTCACAACTTTCTTCATCCACTCGTAGAAACGTTGGATCTCAGTTTTGAAACCTTCCACCACAATTACCGCGCCGACAATATTATCGACGTAGTATGCCATTTCGCCTTCACCGCCATTGAAGTAGGTTGGCACCGGCAAACGCACATTGGCATTGTTTACAAACAGCACCTTGCGTTTAGATAAATCTTGTTCAACTGGCTGCCAATTAATAGTATGTAAACTTGACTTAAATTGCGCCAGCTTACGGTCCGTCTCTGTAAAGAACTCTTTAAAAAACAGATTCAGAGCCTCACCGAAACCTAAATCCTCGATCCCTGCTACGTGAAGGGTAACAGGGTTTTTTACATGGGATACAAAATTGTAATTCATTACTGGAACCCTTATATATAGATTAAGAATTATTACCTAACTTTTCATAGAATCGAGGTTCACTATGTCTTCCCCTTATGGTTTCCTTTCAGGTATGAAATCATCCGAAGTAACCACCCCATTCATCAACTATTCGTATATTTTCGATCAGTTAAATGGTGAAGACGTAAAAGGTGTCGATGGTCGTTATTATTTAAATGGCGGCATGACCCCAAACAATGCGGTAGTTGGTGGTAGTAACACCCAGAAATCCGGTAAGCTGGCATTAATGATGTCGCGTGTTCTGGCGCGTATCAAACCAAGTGCGGGCTTCTTATTCGATATTGAGAAAACCTTTGCTGTAAGCCGCGTTGCGGATGCGATTAACCGCGAGATCGGCGACAACGATTACTTCAAACATCATATTCTGGATCAGCGTTTCTTCTACCTGTCAGGTAATGAGTATGACGGTACCGATGTGCATAACTTCTTTAAAGAGAAGAATGCCATGATCAAAGAAGAAGCGAAGAAGAACAAGAACCTCAAAATCGATACGCCTTTCCTGGCTAACGATGGTGTATCAGCGGTTAAGATGTTCCCACCGTTGATCCCAATGATCGACTCCGGTACGGAAATGGGCTTCTCGAAAGCCATGAAAGATTTCCAGGAAGGTGATGTAGATGAAGGCGGTGCGAAGAAAACCCGTGATATGGTCATCGGTAACCTTCGTCGTATCGTTCATACCGATGCAGATAGCCTGGGTGCTGAAGTTGGCATGTATCAGGTGTGGACTGCACAGGTTGAAGATATCATCAACATGACCGGTCAGCCGCTGGAAAAGCAAACTACGTTCCTGCGTCAGGGCAAGAAGATCTCTGGTCCGAAGTCCATGAAGAAGCTTCCGGCACTGGGTGTCGAGATCATTCGTGGCGCGCCATTGAAGAACGGACAGGAATGGCTTTATCCTGACCCGTATGGTAAAGATGAATTCTTTGATGCCGACGGTAAAGCGTCACCAGACCTTATGGAGTACTTCGTTTCTCCATACCGTAATAAGAACGGGATCTCTGGTGGTCACACGTCCTTCATCGGTTCTCAGCACTTAGGTATTCAGGAAGACCTGACTGCTTACCACAACTTGAAGAAGCACAAATTCTTCGGTTATGACAGCGACAACCCACGTGGTCACTCACTGGTGATCTACCCAGGTAGCCGTCTTGGCCGTACAACGATTCGCGGACAGATCAATGAAGATCTCTGTCTGCGTCGTGCTCTTTGTATTACTTACCAATACATGAACAAAATGAAGTACGATCTGACGCTCGATCAGAAGTACCGCATGACGATCGAAGACTTCTACGAGAAGATCGGCAAGCTCATGGATTGGGAATGGATTTTGAACGAAACCGTTGACTACTGGTTCATCAATGATGACATCAAGAAAACAACGCTTTCGACTTTTGAACTTATGCGTATCGCCGTTGGCGAAGGCGACCCCAAATTCTAAGGCAGTATCATGACCACAGAACAAAGAGAAACTGTTGTAACTTTAGTTATTACTGATGGTATTTTCGGTAATCAATGCGATGACGCGACAGCCTACGTGGCGCGTTTAAAAGAGAACATGGCAAAAAGTAAATGCCGTGACGTCTCTTTGGTTTCTGTTTGTGGTAATCGTGGGATTTGCGATATCGATCCCACTGTCACTGAAATTGAGTTAGACACCAAAAACAAAACGCAGTTCATTCAATCCCTGGAAAACAACGTTGGACTATTTGATGAGATATTAATCATCAGACTGGCTGACGATATGTTCCTTAACGGAGCGCGTCAAGCCGCCACCGAATTGAACAAGCCGTTGTTTACTTACGGCTACAACAGGAAGGTTAAATGACTACTGCTAATCGAAAGAAAGCAGAAAAATTCCTTATCGACGAAATGACATCTGTTACCCCCAATGGGGGTAATGGTGCCATCTATAAAGAGTTTTTCGGGCGGATGAATGATCAGGAGTTTGACGATTACGTTGCGTGGCTTGAAGCGGGCAATGAGTTGGCTATCTGGTTGAGTAATACCAATCGCGGTGATGACGTTGACTTTGATGACATCGTTGAGCGCTGTGAGCGTTTAGGTCGCCCTGTATGGCAGCGCATTGTAAGCTACGACATCGATACCGGCTTAAAGGTCATGACACCGGCTAAACACTTTGTGGGTACTGCGGAACTCATGAAGCAGAGCCAGATGTGGGTCAAGAAGATCAGCGCGGCGAAAGATGATAAACGTGTTGATGACTTAACAGGTCAGGTGATGATGGAGTCACGTGCAACCGGTTTAAGTATTCCTGAAGTCCACGTATTCGGTGGTTCTCTGGGTCTGGTTAACTCGGTCAACGAACTCTATACCGTTAAAGGCGGTGACGTAGGCGCGTTAAAGGCTTACCGTGCTTCTCTTATTGAAGAAGGTCAAGCCAGTGTTAACGCCAGCTTACGTCGCGGTGACGGCGCTAAAGTGCTAAGCCTGGCACACTTCTTACTGCGTGGTCGTCTCATCGAGAACAACCTGCATTCACGTAACGGGTAAAGGGAAGCGCTATGAGTAATATCCTTCCTGGGTTCAAATCCCCTATTGGTGAACCGGATCTCCAAATCCTGGGAGAAGTGCTGGTCAAGCATTATCTGTTCCTGCAAAGTCGCGAAGAAAAGCAAGACTTCATCAAAGAAGTTTCCCTGCGCTTTTATGAAACGCCGATGACCAAGTTCTCCGATGAGTTAGCCAACTTCTCAACGGTGATTGGGGGTAGCTCGACGTTCTATAACGATGCCCTGCTTTTCGTTATGGCGGTTGTCAGTGAGCTGGTGTTTCCTGAAGCCTACTTCAAGAAGTTGCTGGCGGAATACAAGTCGGTGATTAGCGGCATGCCCAACAACGCCACGTTGTCACATCGCATCACTGAAAAAGATTATTTCGCTTGCGTGTTCTTTGCCCTGCGTTATTACGTCGATCAGTTGGATCTGTTTGTTCCAGAGTTACCTCCAACTGAAAATGCTGCAGAAGGTAAATAATGAACAAGGACATCAAAGTCTATCTGCCGTTGGACTCACTGTTTGACTATCGTCAGGGGTTAATCTGTAAGATCATTACCGACCCCTCTCAGGACGTCGCTACACGCCTTGTGGACGCCGCAAAGAAGTGGGACCAGTATTTGGCCAAGCGTTATGATGAACGCCGTATGGATCTGTTTGAGTGCCCAGAAATCGGCCTCACTCATGAGAAGTTCGAAGCGGCTTACGCTGAGCGTAGCCTGGATGACTTCGCGTTCTATACACCGAGCAATATCAGCAAGCTGATCATGACGCAGATCTTGGCTACCGAGACTGAATATGAGTTGTTGGCTAACATCCGCTCATTCAGCTTTGTGGTCAATACCTTCCCGTATGTGTTAACGGAAGATATTAAAGAGATCTTGTTGGATTCTCTGCGCAAGCGTTTTCGTGGTAAGCATGAGATCACCCTGATTCACCTGGATGATCGTAAAGCCACCCCGAGCTTCTATCGCAGTTTCTCCTACGTCTTTAAGTATGACATCTTTGTGCGCGACAACAAACCGTTCATGGACAACTTGCTTAAAGAGCCGATTCCAGATGTGGTGTTCTTTGTTCCTGATTTGTTTATCAAGAGCCAGGAGTATATCACGGGGAAACCGGCAGAAGTGATCGAAGCCTTTGCGTTGACGTTAGTGAATCAAATTGGCATCAAACCAATGCCGCACAGCGCGTATGACCACATGTAACCTAATAGTAAGCGGCGCGAGCCGCTTACTATTATATAGTTTTTTTACATCACGTTGCCGTCGATATCGACCAGTGTATTACCCTGGACTAGCTCTTCTGGCTTGATAGGCTTAAACCCGTCAGCAATGTCCATAAGAGATTTAGTAGGGTCCAGAATAAAACTAGTGAGTTCAAAGGTGGGTGTAACCACAGCCCCGGCAGCAATTGCATTAAGGGATTCGACAATCTGTGAAAAGCTAAACTGATTGCTCGCGTTCTCTTCTTTCTTGGCACGTTCTTTACGGTCGTCACGGATCGCTTTCTCCATGGCACCCACAAGTGACGTGATCGAACTCAGCAGCATGGCAGAGCTGGGTTTCTTCATGTACGCCAAGGTGGCAAATTTCAACAACAAGGCACGGTGTTTCTGAAGGGAGTCAGCCAGGCTTACCTGTTCAACGTCTTCTTCATTACGCACCATCGCTTGCACGATAGACATCAGCGCTTCATCGACTTCAGCCCCTACCAGATCCAATTGGTCAAAGGCCGGGTCCAACAGTTGCGCTTCCGTGAACTTCGGGGGTTTAGCCAGCGCTTCCTGATTGGTGGCGATGACTTCTACGGGTTTTTCTGGAGTGTCCATAATTTTTCAAACCTACATTATTAGGGTAGTGAACCTAGTCTATAAAGGAATCTGTATGATCCAACGTTTAATGCGCAAGTGGTTTAAACCAAAGCTCTATCAAATTGACCACTGTCAGGAACAGTTAAAATTTATTGAGCAGGTGTTTGCAGACCTCCGTTCGCCTTCAAAAGGCATTGTTCCAACATCCGCGTCCCTATACAATTTTCTTACTAAGCAGTACAAACCGTTTGCGCTGGCGGATTATCGTGATGCAACCGGGGTGGGTATGACCACGTACACACCGAATTCCTCCAGTCTTCTGAGCTTTATTGAAGATGCTGAGCAGTTCAGTGAGGAGCGTTATGCAGCAGCGTACAAAAGTTTGGCGAGCCATTATCCGATTGCCGATCGCTTGTTCCTTGACTGGTATGACGGTGACGCTGAAATCAACGAAGTGTTGATGGAGCGGGTTCCTGTGTTTCTTGAAGTGTTTCTATTTTATCAGAGAGATACGAACGAAGAAATTCAGGACACTCTCTACCAGAGTCAACTTGCACGTATTAAAAAACTGGAACGCCAATATCCTGGTATTCCAGATTTCGTTGCAAACAAGGATTATCGGGCATTGGTGTCGGAGATCTTACAGATCTTAACGGCGCTTTATACAATCAACATACGGAGCTTGGGTGAAATCTAACAGTACCAAAAAAGAAATGGAAGCCGTTTCTAAGAGGTATTTGCCAGATGACAAATTAAAAGGTCCGGTTGCAAAACTGTTTAGGGGTTTACTGAATAAGTTAAACATGAACCCCTATAAATGGACTCGGCTGCTAAACGACCACTTATCGTGGATACTCACCGGATACCCAGAGGAGGACAAACGAAAACAGATGTTAACCAAAACCGGAAACATCCGGGATGCTTATTTCCACAGTCCCAAACTGACAGCAGATAAGATGTTAGAAGGCTTATCGATCTTGCAGATGGATGAATGTACGATCACGCTGAAGGTAAAGGACAAGAATGGGAATGAGTATGAAGTCAGTGAAACAGTGAAGATTAAACACGCTGAAAACAGTGAGTCTTACGAAGAAGACCCTGATGCCAGTGAATAAATTTTGTTAGTCCATGACTTGGAGGGGTAACACCCTCCAAGTTTATGTGTTCCTTATTTTTTTGTCGAGAGGTAGGTATGGCGCTTCCCAGTGCAGGTGGAATTGGTGATGCACTCAGTGGCATCGGTGATAAGCTGTCTAATTTCAAGAACAGCACAGTAGAAACGTTGGATAAATACCGAGGTGATGCTGTCAAGGCAATCTCTCCGGTACAGAACAAACTCAAAGAAGGGGTGGCAACGTTAAAGGCGGGTGAGGCTAAAGTCTCGGGGACAATCTCTGCTTATAAGGACGAGGTTATCTCTGGACTGGACAGTATCGTGGGCTCCCTAACCGGTGGGGCACTGGACTTTAAGGATGCGGCACAGTACTTCAGTGTCGGTAAGAACGGCGTGAGCTTTAACAAAGACATGCTGGTTCAGTCTATCGGTAACAAGATCGGTTTCGACATCAGTTCCAAAGATGCCTTGATGTATCAGCTCAGTGACATGGCCAACAGTGAGTTCAACAACCTGACCGGCGGCTACTTTGGTAACATGGTAGATTCCACAGGTGGCGGGTTCCGTATCACCAAGAACTGGCGTGATCAGATGGGTGGCGGGATTCTGAGCCTGTTGGGTCGTACTACCGGGTTGAACACATTAACAGACTACACGTTTAATACGTCGTATTACAACTCGTTAATGAAGATGACTGCAGAGTACGGGATGAGCGATTCGTACCAGTCGATCATGGACAAGTACAACAATCCTGAAGATGCTGAAGCGGCGCTGTTGAACGCTATTCCCCAGATGATGCAGAACGGCGACCTGGTAAGTATGAACAAGGTGTTGGATCTGGTGAGTGCCAAGAGCCACGCCATGATTAACGCCAAGTATCCGGGCTTAGCGAATAACCTGTTCCAGAACTTCGTGTTGGATAACGGGACGTCTCCTGGTCAGTACCCGGCGATCAAGGCGATGTTCCTGCGTGTGGTTACCACGATCTTTGGTGACAACTGGTATAAGACCAACAGCATGTTTGGTCAAGTCTTGAATATGGGTCTGATCTCGTCAGTAAGTGAAGACATGAAGCAAGTGTTGATCTCTGATGACACAGCGCCTGAACTGGTTGTCTTAATGGCGTGCACTGGCATGTTTAATGAACAGTCAGCAGTTGACACCTTTAAGAACAGTTTCCCGGACGTTCCAATTATCGCAACGGCATAAATCACTACTCCTACCCGAAAGGGTAGGAGTAGGAGTATGTTTCTTTTTTTTTATGCAATTAACACATTACATAAACGACTGGCGATATTGATGAATGCCACAACCTGTGGATCACGACCCTGATCATCGGACTTATAGCCCTTCAAGAGGTAATCTTCAAAGGTGGTGTCCATCCATGACCATTTCAATTTCGTTTCAATGAACTCTTGAAACGGAATGGGCATCTGTACTTCTTGGTTGAAGTATGGGGATTCGTTGTATGCTTTTACAGAACGAATATCCACCTGTGCCACTAACCGATCATCCATGTCAAACACGCTTTTACCGAATGCGGTAACATGTGGAGACGCAAGCTCACCCAAATTTAACTTTGGTGCGAAACAGTTCATGCCGCCGGTAACATTGATCTGCGGTGCTCGTGCTGATACATCGCCAGATGCCTGGAAGCTCACAGTGCTCCCGTTAAGCGTCACGTCTATGTCACCTGTTTCACCGTACAGCTTAAACTGAGCAGGTGTTCCAGTGCCATACGTGAATGGCTTATTGGTATAGGGGCTAATACCTAGACCAGGCTGTTGTACTGGGTCCTGAATGCCGGGATGAAGCGGCGCGAGGGGATGGTACACTGCTGGGTTGATCCCAAGCTGAACTGGAGCACTAGCCCGACGGTAAGCATTAAAAGAATTTTTAGCATTGTCAATCCACTCTCTGTTGAAGAGTGAAGACGGAAGGTTGCTTTCCATCACACTCATGTAAGGTTTGTCGTGCTGTTTGTCTTCAAACAGGGACACTTCGAAGAGATCGGCCTTGTCTTTGAACGGCGAGGTCATTCGAATGTGCACAACAAGTTTCGTCGCTTTAAGGAAATCGTTAAAGAACATGTCTCTAACTTCGCGAATTCTTTCTTCTGGTTGGAGATCTGCTTGATCGATGTTGATCTGAAGGGTGTTGTTGATCTCCCACTTCATACCTTTGCTCAGGATCTCTTTGAGTCCTTCATTACGGTAACTGGTAATGCGCCCATCAATCAGCGTATCCATTTCACCCAGCTCACGCAGAATCTGTTCACGCAATTCTTCGGTTAACCAGTCATGGAACTTGGGTGACTTCAAACGGATCCCGATATAAGAGTGCAAGATGCAATCATACAGGGAAGGCTTGGACGCGAGTTCAATGGTGCCGTAGTTCAACTTAACGTTGTAACCGGAACCAATGCGGTAACCTGTTGCGGATAATGCGCCTTTGTTATAAAGAGGGATAGTTTGGGTATGTACATTTGACATAATAAGAGCCTTGTATTAATCAATAAAGGTACACCAAGCAAATTTGCCGAGTGGTTGTGCATTAATAAATGCATACAATTCCCCTACACTACCACCTCCTTGCGGAGGCAGTAGGCAAGGGATTGGTACTTTAGTGATTAAACATTAACGCTCTAAAGGACGAGAGAACGCCTTCAGGATATCCCCTACCATGTTGTCACTGAGAATGGCACCTACGTTGTCAGCGCGGAACGACGACTTGACGTTCAAGGCGGCAGTCGTTGTCATGCGGTTGAGACGGCGGTAGCGCAGTACAGTGTCCAGGTAGGTCATTCCGGTTAAGCGACCCAGATAGTCATTGTAAGCTGAATCGTCGCTTAGAATGCGTTTGACGGCGGCTGCGGGGTTGGTCAAATCCATTACTGTAATAGAACGGTTAATCGGTACCGATACCAGTGGCTCCAGGTCAACAATTTCAATGTTGGCTTTGAAGTTCAACGGTTTGCGGTCACGCGTCCAGCCGGTTTCACCTTCACCGAATTGGAAACGAATCGATTCAACCATACCAGTACGGATAAACTGGCGACTCTGACAAAACGCCTTCACCAGCGGTGGAGAGGTATAAGCAGAGCCACCCGCAGAGATCGGTGCAACCAACGGGAGCAGCAACGAGAAGATAACCCAGATCTTCATCACTTGTTCATACGGATGCGCGTAGTTACAGTAGCTCGCGATCTCGTAGGACTCACGGTGCAGGTTAACTGACGAACTTTGCCAGTGATCAGGAACCTTGATGTAACTGTTGTTTGCCAGTGCCAGCGGGATGTTCCCCAATACCGACCCAGCCAGCACACCAGTTGCCCCGTCTTTGAGGCGTTCGACAATGCCATCGATAATCCCGATACCGGTTGCCCCACCCGCCATGTCAAAGTTCAAGTCATGGGCCGCACGGACCACACTGTTGAACTTATCCGCAATCGGCGATGGGCCCGCGGAGTTACTGAAAGTATCCGACGTCGGACCCCCGCCACCTTCTACACGGAACGAGATAGCATCCAAACCGCCATTCAGTGCCGTCTTCAGGTAATCGGCAACACCACCTGCCCAAGTACTCTCCAGGTTGGTATCATCCTTGTACGCCGTGTTAGGCGGTGTTGGATAATCCGCCAGACTCTGATCGGGATTGAGTGCGGTGGCTTTACCTTTCTCGTTGGGGTTACTCTGCGTTGCCGTAGCCGAACTGTACGCGCCCTGAATCACAGGAGAAGGCGGCGCCTGTGGCCCATCAGAACTTCCTACTTCCGTCATTAACTTATTAACGGTTTCGTTGAGTCCTGTACTGGTCGTTCCATCTCCGCCGACACCGGTTGCGCCGTATGCCGTGGTGTTGGCATTGGCGTACATGTTTTGGTTGAGGTAGCTTGATTGGCCTTCTGGGTACAGACCTTCACCTTCACGATACGCACCCACAGTTGCATAGTACTTCTCGATCTCGTTTTGAGTCGGGTTGCCTTTTGCCACCATCGGATTTGCATTGATTTCCTGGGCGGCACGCGCCATCAGGTTACGCACCAGGGTAGAACGCTGACTTACCGTGATATTGTTGCCTTCTGGCCAGTTCTCATCCAGGTCCTGTAAGGCTTTGATCTGGAAGCGGTGTTTGCGTGCACCGCGCGTAATCAAGCGGAACAGGTCAATGGTGCCGTCAGAATAGACCACATCGCTGTAGAGACGGTTCAGCATGGCGATCTTGTTCTTGTTGCTGTCACCCGGTGGAATGCCGTGCAGAGAATCTGTCTGTGCCTTGTTGTTGCTCGGTAATACCGGATCAATGTAACCCAGCTTCACCATGATATCGTTGAGGACACCTGACGCCATCTGAATGTATTCAGGCATGGCAGACTTCACCGTATAGAAACGGTTCTTGGGGGAGTCCATCAGGAACTGCAGGAACTGCAAACCTACACTCGCCAGCTGCATAGGCCAAAACGCAATCGCCCCTGCCGCCTGACCAATATAAAAGGCCAAATGCGGACGACGACCTTTGTTTGCCATGATCGCTGAAACAGGGTCGAACATGTTGGTGATAAAACTCAACAGACCTGCGAACTCAGGCACACCCGGCACCAAGGTCAGTATCGTGGCGTTGTCATCGTACAGCTCTTTGTACATCGGACCCATGCCGCCTTCAGAACTTTGTTGATAGCGGTCATAGCGTGGATCGGTTGCCGGTGAGAATTGACTCACTGGGTTGACAAAGCGGTTATCTCCCGTAGCGCTACTAAAAACGTTGAAGTAATTACTCCAGTTAAAGTTGTCCAACAAAGGACGGTTGTTCAACTCGGACGACAGCATTCTAAAAGAACGGGCAAGAATGTCCTTGTCCTTAACTGCCACTTTATTAGCCATGTTTAACTCCGAAAAAGAAGTGGGGGAGAATCCCCCCACTCTGTTAGCCCGTCTTCACAGTAGGAGTCGGGTTGTTCTGTTGCTTGACGACCTGGATCAGCTGCTTCAACAAATCCTCGATACCACCGGAACCCGTCTTCATGGCCGCAGCCAGTACTTGCGGGTCGAGTGGTTCAGGTGCTGGAGCAGCCGGGGTTGCCGGAGCTGACGCCTGTGGAGCAGGAGCCGGTGTTGCTGCTGCTTGCGGAGCGGCCTGAGGTGCTGGCGCGCTTTGCGGCGCAGTGGTGGTTGGGGCTTCTGCATTACCGGTTGGTGGTGCAGTTGCTGCATCAGTAGCGATACGCCCCATCTGCGCTGCAGAGGTTTCCCCGACAGTGCGGAGGTATTTGTCAGCCGCTGCATCACTTTCAAAGTTAAAGTGAACATGACCGCCCGTACCTGCCGCTGTTTTGACACGGTATTCATTGATGACTTTGTAATCCGCCGAATTCATGCCAGCGTCGCTCATCATCTTCTGTACAATGCCAACTGCCTGGTCAGACGTTGAGACACCACCCTGAACAGTAAAGTCCAGTGCCAGACCCACAGCGTGTTTGCTCCGTGGATTGGCTTTGTGGTGGTATGCGTCGTTCAATGCCGTGAAGCGAATGAAGTCTTGCACACGCGCCTGGATCTCTTGACACACACGAACGATGCCTGGATGAACCGGACCGCCTGCGGTGGTTTCCTGTGACTTCAGGGTCAAACCCGTATAGGTGTTAGTGCGATTACCCGAGGCAACAGCTGTGACATCTCCAACACGTTGGAAGCCTGCACCTGCACCGCCATTCGGACTACCGCCACCTAAACCGTAACCTGACATCGGAGGAAGTTTACCACCACCTAGGCCTGGGTTCTGTGGAATCGATACCGGTGTGGTTCCCGTATCAACCGTATTACCCATAGGTTTCGGTGATGGCAAGGCAGGTTGATCAACTCCGCCAGTAGCGGCTTCCGTTTCAGCCCGACCTTTTGCTGCCAGGTCAGTACTGGCGTCACCGCCATCTGCTGTCAAGGTGCCGTTGCTTAAACGAGCCAAGTAGTCCTTGAACATGGCAAAGCGTTTTTCCATGCCCGGCAAGGCATTACCGCCGTTCAAACCGCGTGCCGCATTACCAAAGTTGTTGGTCTTGGTGATCGACATTAACTGCTTGTTGTCCTTGATGAACGCCACTGCCAGTTTTGCCATGACTTTGGGGTCAGAGCTTGCCAACTGTGGATTCTTCTCAAGATCAACGCCGATCATCTGTCCAAACTTACGGTAGTTAGCACGACCAGTGAGCTGGATAAATCCACGTCCCCGGTAATCCCAACCATCGTTCTCGTTGATGTTACCCAACGAAGCACCTTTGGCACCACCGTAAACAAAGTTCGCGATGGCTTGCGGACCAGCCTGCACCAACTGCTGAGCCGTACCCATGTCAGTGACATTGCGGAACAACTGCATCAGTCGAGCTGGGTCACGGTAGCGCATGTTCTCGGTGGTTTGAGAATAGCCCTGCGACTCGTAGTTGGTTAACGCCAAGGCTTCAGCAATCAAACGGGGGTCAGTTAATCCTTGTGCCAACATCTCACGAATAATCAACTGTTCTGCCGCATTGCGCGGAACGCTTACCCCGGTATCATTACCTGCGGCTGAAGGTTTCACTCCACGCAGGTCGACCTTGTTGACATCTGAACTGCCTCGCACCGGAGCATAGGTTTGAGACGGCATGGTGAACTGGGTGTCCATTGCCAAGTCAGCGCGGGTTTGTGGATTACCCCCGGCACTGAGTTTATCGGTGACTGCACCACCTACAGCGTGAGCAGTAGTTTGGTTCACCAACTGTTTGGCACTGGTCTGTTGGGCTTCCAGGATTGGGTTACGCAGCTTGGCTTTGTTACTCAGTTCCTGCAATGCTTTCAACAGCTTATCAACTTCTGCTAACTTCGGTACCGAGAATCCACCCTCAAACGGTGAAACTTTTACGCTCCACACGGGAACAAGGGTTTTCTTCGGTGTGACGTTGCGTGTGTCGATAATCCCCAAGGCAATCTGGTATTTCGCCGTTGCCGTTAAGTTCATCCAACCCGTGCCCGGCGCGCCGTTGCCGTATCCATTGTAGAGCTTATAATAGTTCATAAGCACCGGCAGGAAACGATCACGGAACCACAGGCACCAATCATCGGCCTTGTCATCCTTAACACGGAAAGCGGCTTTGAACTCGTGGAACAGTTCACCGGTTTTACCCAGGAAGCGCGCATCTTTGCCAATGATTTTGATCATGCCTTCTACACGACGCTCAAGGTGTGCCACAGCCTGGAACTTCCACGTAGGGAACATTTCCGTGCCGTACTCTTTACCGAAGCTCAGAGACAGACCATAAGCGTTCATACGAATCAGCGTGAACGGGTCGATAATGCCGTTGTCAGGAATCAGGTCTTTGACGTTAACCTGTCCTGCTACTTTGCCCTGACCATAGGCGTCGTTTAACTTATCAACTTCCCCATCGATCTCAGAGAGGCGGGATTTCACGCGACGCTGTTCCAGCAAGCTGGTTGAGCCGTTGAGTCCCCAGAAGCTCGTGTTCTTGAGCTTGTCCTGAAGTTCTGCTTTCTCTTTCTCCAGACCCTCTTTGGTTTCTACCTTCATGGTGACATCACGGACTTTTGCAGTGTCATCATTCTTATCAAGATACTTCTTCAGCTCTTGCAGGTATTTGCCCACGGTAGCAATGGTTTCATCCTGCGCCATCAGCTTGTCGTGTGGATCAATGCTCGGTGTCACTTGGTAAGGAGAAGGCTGAATAGCCGCGATCGCCTGTGACGCCTGGTAGGCGATGTCATACGCCTTTTTGTCGGTAAGCTTGTCGTACTCTTCCAGACTCTTTATCCGCAAGGTATCAAGACACGACATGTAGGTCAGGAACACTGGTTTAAAGCGTCCGTTGAACCAACTGAAGATGTCACCCATCTCACCTGACTGTTTACCGTCATTGCCGGTTTGCAGTAATTTAAAGACCTGCTGGATTGGGGTATCGGTTGAGAAAGAGGCAGCGCCGTTATTGATCACTACATGCTTGGTCAACAACTGCTCGATCGTAAAGATCTTCTTGCCTAAATCTCCGTCCGCATCTTCCAAACCGTATTGGGCGAAACGAATGTCAACTTGACGGTACTTGCCTTTGGTGTACCACTTGTAGATGCCGTAACCGGCCAAGCCTACACCGGCCACTGCCAGACCTGCCAGGACCACCGGCGACGCCAACACAGTTGCTGCCGCAGAACCTGCTGCTGCCAATCCCGTGCCTGCTGCACTGGCTAACGCCCCTACACCAATGTCGATGCCGGCAGCGCCTGCAATAGAAGATGCCAGTGAATATCCGGCCATGACATTCCCCGCCGTGCTCAAGGTATCATTATCCATGAGCTCGCCAGCTGCCTGACCACCGGCATAAAGCAAACCGGCTTTTAGGATAGCGGTGCGTGGATTAAAGGATCCTCCAAAGTTCCTGGCTGCGTTTCTCAGTCCACCAAAACGCCGTCCGCGGTTAACACGATTACGCCTTCCCCGGTTGCGCAGATCGCGTTCCAGTTCAGCATCCGTTCCACCGCCGCCTCTCAAACGGTCATTGCGCTCACGTTGACGACGCGCACGGTTCTCTTTCTTCTTGCGCTCACGTTCTTTACGCTGTTTGCGCTCTTCACGTGTTTCGCTTGCAGAACCGCCTACATCATCCCCGCCTTCACCCAATAAGTCTTCTACTCCCTGATCACGTCCGCCCCCGGTGAAGAAGCTGGCAAGCTTACTTATGCTACCACCAATCACCGGCAGGGATTTAAGTGCCACCCCCGCGAACTTAAACAAGGTAGAGAAACCCGTCATAAAAGTTTTGCCAAAGAACTTTTCAGCGAGGTTCTTCACCATGCCTACACCACCAAACAGCAAGCCGAGAAGACCTTTTGGTTTCTTCTTCTCTTCTTTCTTATTTGCGATGCCGCCTAGCGAGTCACTGATATTGATAATGGCGTCCTGGACTTTCTCCGCTTTCTTCTCTTTGGCTTGACGACGTTCATCGGCTAGCGAGTTCAAACGGATCCCGTCGGCGTCCTCTGTTCCCCCTTCCGCGTGCTCTTTAGAACGCAGGTGTTCGACCACATCCAGTTTTTCCACCATGCTGATGTCTTGTGGCTCAACGCCGAACTTCTGACACAGTAAGTGGTAGATACGGTCTACTGAGTTCACGATGGGTGAGTAGTCGGCTTTGACCAGTTGCGTGGTTTTGTCGTAGGCCTTCTTACCGCCCGCAATAGCGCGATCTTTAAACTTGCCCAACAGATCCAGACCCAGGATACCTGCACGCTTAGATGCCGCCCCCAGTTTGGTGATACTGACACCCATTGAGGTAACCAGACCGCGGTCGAAGTCATCTTGGGTAATCAGTACTTCGCCATCTTTATCGTAGACAGGTCCATCGATCTCATCCCACCCGTTGATCTCTACCGCTTTATCGTTGGCGTCCAGCTTGAAGTACCAGCCTTTGCCCATCTTCTTACCGATCAGCACCGGAGACTTCTCACCTTGGCGGAACACATCCATACGGTGGAAACGACCTGATACTGCTTTGCCGGCTTTAGAGATACGACCAAACGGATCAATCACGTTAAACAGCTTCATGCCCATTTCACGCAGTTTGTTTAAACCGCGCAGCATGCGGGCACGACCGTCTGCACCAAACAGCTTCTGGGCTAACTGACGGGCAGTCGCCACAATGTTACCCGCTTTGTCAATGATCGCACTGGTGACGTCATTCCAGGTCTGGAGGACCTTACGGGTAGCGCTGTCGAAGTAGTCCCCATTACGTAAGCGTTCACCACGCAGCAACGGCTCTTCGTCACCTGGATTTTCATACAGGTCTTCGGTGTCAGCGAAACGCTGTGAATTCAGAGAACGGATCTTGGAATACGCCGCTACCGCTAATCCACCTGCACCAATCAAGGCGGCAGCTTTTGGATCATGCAGTGCGTAAGCACCCAGACCACCAATCAATCCACCCAGTATCAGTGGCTCATTGTTCAACAAGGTTTCAACACCTTTATTAAACATGTTCCGTGGCGAGAAGCCCTTGATACGGTCTAACAGGGTTTTCTTGCCCTGCTCTTCTTCCGTCTGCTCTTTCTTGCTGCGACGAAGGATGGTGGGTTGTTTCTCCAACAGCTTCTGGAAGATATCGGTGTGGCCGGTTTGGATAGTGATTAACTTATCCAGCTGGGTGTTCACCAAGCTCAGGCTCTGACCGTAATTTGCCCCACCGCCTGCATTACCTGCACCATTCTTAATTGTCTGGTTCAGTTCAGTCAGTGTGGTATTCAAGTCGCCGAAGTTGTTGTTAGTCGTGTTGTTGGTGGTTCCACCGGCACGATTAACCGTGTCACCCTGCTCAACGTCATATCCTTTCTCCTGCTCAGCACGAAGCTTCTTGTCGAAGTTCTCGTCGGTTTGCTGGAGTCGGAACATCTTCCACATCTTTTCATCATCAATCTCTTCGCGTCCATTCTTGGTGATGATGATACCCGCATCACGTAACGCTTGGTAATGGCCTGAGTTACGGAGACGGTCGATGTTGTCGTTGGTGTTGTAGATGCCGTTCTTGATGTCTGTAACGTACGGTAACGCTTTGTTCGCTAACGCCGCACCTTTGCCCGGCATGATGGACAAGAGCTTGGCACGGTCAGCGTCGTTGCCGTTTTGGAAACGATCGATCTGTTCCGGGGTAATGCCAAAGTTCTCCAGTGCCATCGCACGAATCTCTTCAGCAATCTTCGGATCCACACCGTCCTTTTCCAGGTTCAGTAAATGATAAGGAGAGAAACCCATACCGGAGTCTGATTTACGTGCCAGCTGGAAACCTAACTCCTGTTTGGCTTTATCGCTCAGCGCACCCTTTTCATCTATTACATCTGCAGCAGCTTTGGAACTGTACACCGCACTACCCAACACCTGAGAACCATAGACCTCACGCATTGCCATGGACTTGGCACCTTTGGCGCTGATGAACTTGCCTTTGGTCCAGTCGTAGGTTTCTGCTTTCAGGTTGTTGTTCCCGGTACGCATTTTCTCAAGTGAGAGGTGGATGCGGGAGAACCAGGCAGGAATGATCTCGGTAATAGTGCGGTCGGTTTGACGAGTATAGACGTGGGCTTCAGATCCATCGGCGTAGGTACGGCCACGAAGGTCATATTTGGTTTTGTTGGAACCGTAGGTGTTATCCAGCACCACACCCAGTCCTTTGTTGGCATTCTTCTTGGCCCAACGCATGGACTTCCACACGAACTCAGGCATCGCCTTTTCACCCGGGGGTAAAGAAGCTTTGTAATCCTGGTACGTCATGTTCTCGTCTTCTTCGTCCCCAAACAGGTTACCCCCCTGATAGTTCGCACTCAGCGTATTAAACAACCCTTCGAGGTTATTCAAGCCGTACGACATCTGGTGACCTACCGTGTTCAGTTTCTCATAACGACTGCCGATCTTTTTGGAGAGTTCAGGGAAAGCCTTAGCGAACCGTGCCCGCATGGCGTCGCCCTGACGACCTTTCAGCATGCGAGGCAAGGCATCCATCATACCGCCACCAAACATGCTACCGATCATCTCTGCCATATCACGTGAACTCATCCCGTCTGTCATACCACCGACCATAGACAACTGACTGGTGAGGTTACTTAAACCGTAGTAACCGTTTTGACGAGCCGCTTTACCTACGCGATCATTGATCAAGCCCATGATGCCACCCGCGCCGTTTCTCGCAGTATTGAACATCGTACCGCGAATACGTTTACGGACTTCATCTCCCAGGGTCATTTTCTGGAAGTCTGACATCTTGCTGGACTTCGCCACGTCCTTCATTTCAGAGATTAACTTGTGGTTAGCCGCTTCCATGAATTTGTAGAACTTGGCGTTGGTTAAATGAATACGGGCAAGAAGGTTGATCTTCATGGAGTCATTGCGCTGCTGCACCCTGACGTGATAATCAACGATCTGTTTCAAGTAACCATTAGACTTGGCCACGCCAACTGCAATACCCTGCATATTGGCGTTCTGCGCACCCGCTGTAACAACCAAGGCGTCTGTTAACTCTTTGCCCAAGGTTCTCAGCCCGGTGGCTGTCATCAAGCTCCCAGCACGTGTAGCCTCAACTACATCACCGACATCCTGGTCAGTAGGCTGTTCCATGGTAGGCTTGTCATCACTGCTCGAGCTACCACCACTATCCCAGTTAGAGAAGTCGTATTTGGAGAACTCGTCAATTTTGTTAGACAGCCCATTAGGGAGCTTAGACTTTAATGTATCACCTTGTTGACCAACGAGATACTGCAAGTCTCTCATGGAGTCCGCAGTCTCTCTTTTGACCTCGTCCTTGAGTTCGGCAACGATTCGCCGTGTATCATTGATGAATTGGAAAGTCCCGTTAAACGACTCGGGAAGTGCCATTTTAACTGTTTTCAGTTTCGCATCAGTGCTACCGACGAGTGCATCTTTTGCCCCACCCAGAAATCCTATGGCGAACGATTTTAACTTGGACCCTTTTTTATCAGAATCAAAGTCAGAATCGAAATTAAGATCTCCATCAAAGGGGTCGTCAAATCCAAAATTATCACTCATGCTAAAACCTCTTAGGAGTTTTTAATGAAACCCACTAACGTGTCTTTATTAGACCCGAAAAGTATTGTCCCTGGACTGTACGGAGAGGTATCGTCCACAGACAGCTTTGAAGGGATGACACAGAACTTAAACCCTGACGGATTGTATTCTGTGGAAATCTTCGGTCGGGTAGGCACTGATAAGCGTGACACAACGGAAGCGTTTATCAGAACCTACTTGCCCATTTTTAACCCCACCTATTTCGACGCCCTGGTAAAGCTGAAATCCCTGTATTTGGGAATTATCAAAGGGGCGACATATGCCGTGTGGGACGCTAGCGAGAAAGACTTCATAAAATCCAACATCCTGGACGGACAAACGGGTTTTGCTTTCTTTATGCAACACTTCGGTCAACTGGATCCCAAAGAGAATTCCTCTCCACGCCGTAAGCAGCGTATCACTTTGGTAAAAGAGAAGTTTGACTACGCGCTCCATACTCGCATGTTGGTTATTCCTGCTGGTTTGCGTGATGTTGAGTTCCAGCCTTCTGGTGATACCACCAAGGTCGTCGAACCTGAACTCAATGAACTGTACAGAAAGTTGATGTTTAAAACGCGTGCGGTTCAGAACATCCCTGCCGGTGATGAAAACAACCCGCTGTATGATAACGTGCGTTGGGGCATCCAGAGTTCTGTTAATGCCATCGACGACTACCTGTTTGAAACACTGGACGGGAAAGGCGGTACATTACAGAGCAAGATGGCAACGCGTGGTGTAGTCGGTGGTGTACGTAACATCCTGACAGCTCGTAAGGTATCACGCGCTGATCTGGATGAAGATGACGGCGTCAACCCGAACTCTTCAGATATCGGCATGTATCAAGGCTTGATGAACTTCCAGTATTCGTGCATTAATGCGCTCATGAAGAACTTTATTGAGCATGTGTTTACTTTGGGCTCCAACAACGTCAAGCTGATTGATCCCAAAACCCTGAGTTATACCTATGAAGAACTGAACGCTACGGTGATCGATAAGTGGACCACGGTGGAAGGTTTGGTGAAACTCTTCAATGGCTTCAAGGCTCAGGACCTGCGCTTTAAACCCATCACCATTAATAAATGCTACGTCGCCCTCGTCTACGATGACGGCAATGAAGTTATGGTGCTGTTCGATATCGACGAACTCCCCGAAGGCCGCGACCGTAAATATGTTACTCCCATGACCTATGTGGAGCTTTTCTATATTTACTGTCACAATGCCATCACCTCCAACATGATGCAGCAAACACGTTACCCTATCATCGGTATCGGCTCCATCTATCCGAGCTATGTTAACTTAAAGACGATACAGGGTGCCAAGCCCCGCGATATTGTGTCGCCTTACGGAGAGAAGCTCTTCCGGGTTAACAACTATCCTCATAAAGCAGACCGTGTTGACTTCTTTGACTCCTTGTCAGTCGACCCTACTCGTGTATCCCCACTTGATGCGGACCACGATGGTGACCAGTTAGGTTGCAACGGTTTGTGCGGTGAGGAAAGTAAAGCCGAGGTGCGTGCGTTGTTCGGTCGTCGTGACTACTACATTGACGGTAGTGGTGAGTTCCTTTATGACCCGCTTTCAGAACCTTTATTGTTCCTCTTGAAAGCAGCGACCAGTGGATTGAAATCATGACCCAACGTTTACATACCTACAGTGAGTTTTATCGTGCGTTTGTTATGCGCAAGAAAAACGATCTGCTGTCACCACGCTATCACGCTGTGGGCGATGTTGTGCTGCCTAAAGGGTCGATCATTCATTACATGCCTCAGCATGAACAGGATGACGGCCCGGGCTATCCCGAAGGTTTCATCAGTAACTACCCTGGTGACACCTACATTGATTTCCGCATGGGTTTCTCTCCTGTGTTGGGTGCGGGTCATAACGTCAACTTCAACTTGGCGCCTGCAATCAAGTTTTACCGTAACCGCTTTTATCAGTACAAGTGGCAAAAGGATCTTAGCTTTGCCTATCGTCAAGAAAAGTATCTCGTGGTGCAGAACCATGCACTCGCGTTTCGTACATTCCGTTATACGGCTAACCTGTTCCTGAACTTCGTTAAGTCTTATAACGCCATGAACCTGCTGATCAACAGCATTAACGAAACGGGTCAGAGCTACAAGCAGCGTCAGCAGTTTGTGCGTTTTGATTTACCTGTTAACATGCCGAGTTTCAAGCTGTTAAGAGAAGATACGGTTCGCTACGCAAAATCATTCAAGGATGGAAAGCCGCACGTCGACAACACGGTACTTCGCTCAACCAAGGCAGAGAACTGCTACTGGCTGCTCGACTTACTGTTATGGCTGCGTGGTGATAAGGAACACACACTGTTTGCACATTTGGACCGGGATACGCTCAACAACGTCCAGTTCATGTTCTGCTCAAATAGCCGTGTGTGGATCATTAATGCGGGTCTACTTTTATCCTGGCTGGAACCGATCTGGGACAAACCTAACAAGATCGATAATGCGGTTAAACGTATTTATCTTGATTTGATTAACCTGGTTAACGGTTCTTCAGCGGATGCTGCGCTGGAGCAGAGCAATGAAGAACAAATCAGTGGAGAACTGGCTGAAGGAGCGGGAACTCCTACGGACGATAGCACTGGAGAAAATAAAGCACAATCCGGACGCCCTGGTCAAAGCCAAGCTAGCGCGAATGAGTCTGAAGAAGCTACTCCTGACTATGTTGATCTTGTCGATCTTTTCAGGTCTGGTAAAAAAGATTCTGCTCAGTCATCAGGAACCAATGGAGCTGCGGGAAGCACGCATGATGCAGCAGGCACAATGGGAGTACCGGGAGCAGCAGCAGGAGCGTCTGCGGCAGATGGAACAGAACCCGGCGTTGAAGTTGGAAGCGGAGAAGGTGAGCAAGTAGAACTCGATTGGTTGAGTCCGATTGATGATCACATCCTGGAACCTGCTGTTGTTAGCGAAGCCATCAGTACGATTAAGGATGTCTTTGATACGCCCACTTCGGGTATTAACCTGGCCCTGGAAGAGATGGCGCGTGAAGGTACACTGACTGTTCGTCAGAAAGCTTATTACGAAGAGAAAGCCAAAAGCTTCCAGAAGATCGCGATGCCTAACGGCCAGACCATGGAAGAGTTTATCCATATCCCTGAAGAAGAACTCAAGGACGTGGGTGGACACATCCAGGGTGACTTCCCAACGGTACTGGACAAAACCATGCTGCGTCAACGTGTGGTGTCTTTGCGTAACGACTATGCGAAGAAGTTCATGCACCGTGATATCGCAGCAGCCGTGCTGAACTTGCAGAACGCCGGTATCATTATCAGCGACTATGCAATCGATCAGGTTGATGATATCGAGGGAAGCTATCAGGTTCTGCGCATGCAGCTGATGCCGGTTAAAGGTAAGCCTGCGGTCCGTACGTTCCCAATTCCTACGGTAGACGAGCACGGTGAGTTCTTGGTAGACGGCGTTAAGCAGTACTTCCAGTTCCAGCGTATCGAGAAACCGATTCGTAAGATCAATGAAAGCCGTGTGGTTCTGACCTCTTATTACGATAAGAAAGTCAACGTCACGCGCAGTGAGATGGAAGCAGATAACTACGGCAGCAAACTGATTCGTCAGATTGCCCTGTTGTCTGAAGCCAAAAAGCTCACAGTAAGCAACGCCAACTTGATCGACCGTAGCATCAAGTGTCCGCGTTATGTCACCATGCTGAACCGTAAATACCGCATGATCAAAGTCAATGATGATCCACATGGATTAGAATTCAACTTTGATACTGACGCCCTGATTGAAAAGCGCCCTGAGTGGAAATCCTTGAAGAAGGAAACCAGCTGGCCGGTGGGTGAGTACCGTGGGAAACCCATGACCATTGATACCTTTGGTGTGGTCTATCTTGACGGAACAGCGATGGGGTCGTTTGAGGAACTGGTGGGTGTTGATGCAGGCAAGCTTCCTATCGAGCATGCAGTGATCAACGTCAACGGTTATAAGTTCCCGGCGGGTGTGGTGCTGTGTTACTACTTCGGTATTGACAAACTGCTGAAAGTGTTACGTCCAACTTACCGGACCATTCCAGCAGGTCAGCGCTACAAGTTAGAAGGTGATGAGTTCTCGTTGAACTTCAATGACGAGATGCTGGTATTCAGCAAACGCGAAGGCATTGCTTCTCTGGTATTCGGTGGCATGGCCAAACTGTCTAATATGGTGAACTTTTCACGCAGTGACCTCAACAGTCGTGGCGTGTGGGTGCCGTTAATGGCAGACCCTAAGGTGCGTCCGCAGCACTTTAATGAAATGAAGAACATGTTCGATCTCTTCATTGATCCGATTACCAAAGTTCGTTTGCGCAACATGGGCTACAGCGTAAGTTTCCACTACTTGTTAATTGACGCTATCAAACTGCTGTTGAATGACTTCACTACCCATGAGGTCGAGCTTGATGAACAGTTGATTGTGGGCTACGAACGTTTTGTCAGTCACATCTATTCTGAACTGTGTAAGAGTAACCGCCAGTTCAAGAACAAGACAGAAACAGGCAACCAGACGTTTGACCTTAACCCGCAGGCTGTGATCACGAACATCATTACCGACAGTTCTGCTGCCTTGGTAAAAGAGATGTCGCCTTTCCACGTCACGAAGTCTCAAGAAGACATTACCTTTGGTGGTTTCAAGGGTCGTGATGAACAGACCATGCTGAAACGCACACGTGGTCAGCTGAAGTCTTATAAAGGTGTGATCGGGGAAGCAAACAAGGACAACGGTAAAGTAGGCTTTGTAGGCTACACCGTAAGTGATCCGCGCGTTGCTGACTTCCGTGGTGCAGTGGACACCAAAGAAGGTTCCCATGACAGTCAACTGTTGTCCTCTATCGGTAACCTGAAATACGGTACGTGTCTTGATGACCCGAAACGTTCATCATTCGCCAGTATTCAGAGTAGTCATGCGATCTCTGCGCGTAACTACACTCCAAACATCGTTCGTACCGGCCAGGATAATATCTTTGCTCACCGCTTAGGTCCAACCTTTGCCAAGGTCGCGAAGAAGGCAGGTAAGATCGTTAAGATCTCTGAACTGGGGTTAACCGTGCAGTATGAAGACGGTACCACAGACAGCTGTGAATTGGGGCTGAAGCTGGGGCGTGCAGATGGTGAAGTCTACCGTCACACGTTAGTCACAGACATGAAGGAAGGAAAAACGTTTACCGCAGGTGAAGTATTAGCCTGGGACGAAGAGTGGTTTGCCAAAGACCCTTACTGTCCTGGTCAGGTATCTGTGAAGACTGGACGCATGACGCGCGCTGCTTTCATGGAAGACCAAACGGTATACGAAGACTCCATGGAGTTCTGGAGCGGACTGGCTGAAGAGTTCGTTACTCCGGTGCCAAAAGAGTTCACCTTCTTTGTTGATGCAGGTGAGACTATTAAGATTCGCCGCAAGGTAGGTGATAAAGTTGAGTTCGACTCGATTTTATGCGAAGTTTTGGATAGCTATGTCGACAGCTTTGAAAGCGACGACGATGTCCTCAACGAAATTAACCGAGCGGGTATTAAGCAAATCAAATCTTCCTACGCCGGAGAAGTTATCGCAATTGAAGTTGCGTATAATGCTGTGGAAGATGAGATGAGCGACTCTGTGAAGAAACTGGTACGTGAGCACGACAAGAAGCGCAGAGACTTAACCGGTTTCCTGGGCAAAGGTGCACAGAACAACCGTGTCGGTACAGGCATCAATGTGAAGAAGCCGAGCATTCCTTATGGACGTGTTCGCATCAGTATTTACGTTGAAGGTCTGAGTGCAGCAACGGTATCGGATAAATTTGTTTACGGTAACCAGATGAAGGGAACCGTAGGACACATTGTACCGCGCCAGATGCACACCGAAGATGGTCGCCCTGTACCACTGAAGTTCAGCTTCAAGTCAATGTTCAAGCGTATGGTTATCAGCTTGCGGAATAAAGCGTGCTTAACCGAGTACTGTTACGGAGTTAAAGACCAGTTCATCAACATCTATAGAGGAAAAGTGTAAAATGATTAATTCCGGCGTCAATGCAATTAAAGATCTACAAGTGGGACTGGCTGAGTCACGCTTGTACAACGGTCGAATTGATGGCGTCTGGGGTCAAGGCAGCACGGATGCTGTCAACTTGCTGCTCACTACCGCTGCACAAAAGCGTGGCGTGAGTGGTTCGGTGGGGGGACTTGTTCCCTCCTCTGCCCCAGATCAAATCTTAACAAATATCCAAACGGCACTTACTGCGCTCGGTCTTTATAAAGGACGTGCGGATGGTTTGTATGGCGACGGGACTTCCCTGGCGTTCTACACCATTAACAAAGAGTACCGTCAGGACAAAGGTCTGCCAGAGTGGGATCTCTGCTGGAGCAAGCGTGTTTCTACTGATTTCACTCAAGCGGTGAAGAACTGGGCTGACAGTCGTGGTCTGGGCTGGATTGGCGCGCATTGTGCAATGGGTTGTATGGGCTTTGAGTCTGCGGGTACATTCCGTCCTGACATTCAGAACATGGCCGGTGCACAGGCATTTGGACTGCTGCAGTTCATGCGTCCTGCTGCCAGCGACCTGGGCACAACAGTTGAAGCATTAGCGGCAATGTCGCAGATGGATCAACTCCAGTACGTGTTCAAGTACTTTGACATGCGTCAGAAACAATACGGGATCTTTAAGCGCCTGGATGATTTCTATCTCAGTGTGTTTTACCCGAAAGCCATTGGTCATGCGCCTAACGAAAAGATCTTCGAAAAGGGCACCAAGGGCTATACCCAGAACAACGGTCTGGACATTAACCGTGATGGTGTTATTACCATCGCTGAAATCTCTGCTCGCATTTATGCCTCTTATTATGAAGGCATGCAGCTCATCAACAGGAACGTCAAACCATGAGCAACTCGTCTTTTGTAAAGAACGTTGTCGCAATTGCTATCGTCACTCAACTGACCAAGAAAGCAATTCACAAACTGGGCTGGGAGCACATCGCTCCACTGGATCCTGCTATTCAGGATGAAAAGATCAGCAAAGCCATTAACTCTCGTATTCAAAACCTGCCGAAGTAAGGGACACGCATGTTAAACTCTAAGAACCTGGCGATCGCCGAAGCGTTGGCAGTAAGCGTTCCTGATACGGACGTACTGGCTAACGTAAGCCCGGTTGTTGTTGCTATGGCAAACAACCTGGAAGGCGTAATGCCGATGGAGCCAGAGAATTACATGGCTCGCATTCCTGAACTCAGTGCAACCTCACCTGAGTACAACGTCATTGCAGATGAAGTAACCACTGCGCTGGCGGAAAACCTGCGTGTAACCTTTGAGCAGATTCGTGCTTATGGTCGTGGCATCTCTAATGCACTGACCAGCGGGTTGAACTCAGTTGAAAGCATGATCTCTAATCCAGATCGCATGGCCAAGAACTTCCTGATGGATTCACTGTCCCTGGAGTTCATTCGCACCGATCATCCTTTCTACAGCTCTCTGTTCTATCCACGTGAAGCGCCGAAACTGGCTCTGAGCCTGGAAAAGGTCAGCACTGATGAACTGAACAAAGTCAGCTTTACTCGCTGGGAACCAAACCAGATCCAGAGCTGGCTGAACATTGATAACCCAGAAATCAACGAATTGATGATGAGCGCCAACGTGGATCTTACTGATGCACTGTGCTCACTGGGTGGTGGCGGCTGGCGCCTGCCGTTTAAGTACGACGAAGAACATAACACCGTGGACTTCACTCAACCGTACATGAACCAGGCGGAAACTCTGTTTATTCAGTACATCCTGCTCAGCAAGATGAAAGCTGAAGATGCGCCGTTTGAAGGTCTGAGCGCTGGCGGTCTGGAAGAATACCGTGCGCACATCGCTTTCCTGCACACAGCGTATCAGCAAGCGCTGATCTCTCTGAAGAACATGGTATCGGGTCTGGTTAACTATCCTATCCGTATCGTGGAACACGGCGAGACTGTACTGCGTGAAGCCCTGCCGGTTGAAGGCAGCAAGATGTTCAAGCGTGTTCGTGCAAAAGCCACTGTGTTCTTCAATGCAGCGGGCCTGGACATGTGTCTGGAAAAGAGCATGAGCTTTACGGATGTTGCGGTAGCGTTCTTCTATCGTAAGTACCTGACGCTGGAGCCATCTGTTGCGTCCACTTATTCTTCTGACGTGGATGCAGCACAGCAGTACCTGAGCAGCCTGTGTGAACATGTTATCAACATTGCGCGTGAAGCGTCATCTGATATCTACAACCGCGTGATCAGTCAAGTCATCTTTAAGTTCCTGAGTGACTCACCTGAACTCTCTGCACAGTTTGCAAAAGACGGTAACACTGCCGAGATCCAGATGGCTGTTAATCGCTTCCTGGATAAAAAGAACTACGGTTCTTCTCTGTTCCATGCGTTGAGCAATGAAAAGCGCTCTACCGAAGATGCTATCTTCTGGATCGGTTTGCCGGTTGACTTCCTGGGCTTCATTGGTTGTAAAGACGCGTGTTCAGTAATGGGCATGACCATCGGCCTGGGTAACGCCGGTGACTGTGAAGTAACCCGTCGCGAAAACCTGCATGCTGCGGTGATTCGTCACTTCGTTAATAAACTCTTTACGGTGGAATAAGTAAATGGATATAACTGGACTGGTTAAGAATCCTGAGAAAGTTAAAAAGGCGTTGACTATCCTGGAGGACGGTTCGGTTATAGCCAACCGCAATTTGTTTATTCAGATTCCTCGTCGCTTTACTCAGAACGGGTTAGCGGAAATCACAGACTTTGTGACTACAGCGCCCGTGTTGGGTATCATCCTGCCGGATGACTGTTATTGCTGCTTCCTGTCAATGCTGAACATGAACTTGTATCCCACGGATATGACGGACGTCAGCATTAACGGGGAGAAGTACGTGCACATGGAGTTCTTTAAGGGCGACACGGTATTTGAAAATGTCCGTAGCTCGATTGATCCCAACATGCCGTACTTCTACTTCATGGAGTTCGTGAACTACGCGAAGATTCCATGGTACATGGACTGGAAGGTCCACAGTACGTTGTTTGACTCCGCTATCCCGGAGCTAGGCAAAAAGGTAGGGGCGTCTCCGCAGGTAATGCGTACACTCTTCTCAATCATCTATCGTGACCCGGATGATTTAGAGAAACCATATCGTGGCAGTAAAGCCATGAAGGAAGGCAGGGATCCTGTGATCGTGGGCTTAAACAACCCAAGCATGTTGATCACAGATAGCTTCTCCCGTTACATTGGCGGCTATTTAAACGATAACCTCCTTTCCAGCATCATCAAGCCAAGTGATAAAGTCACTGGACTGGATAAATTAATTAGGGGTATTCCAACCGATGAGTAACATCTTAACGCCTTCTCGTCAGTTGGTGAATCAACAGGGTCAGACCTTGACCTTTGAGAACACACTGCTGGCTGGAAGTGGAAAACGTGGGGTATTAAAACCCATGGACGACTCCGGTTACTACATGATGAATGCGGGTAAGTTAAATGCCCCGCTTCGTCTGGGACATGCTTACGCCGTGAATGATTATGTCATGGAGTGCATGGATCCTAACAGTGACCTGATGCGTCGTGTGGCCCGTGGCGAAGTCTATGCCGAACTGGGTCACCCACAACCGTTTTACCTTGAGCGCGTCAACGGTATGGTGGTTCGTACACCAATCACTGAAGCGTTTGAGTGGGTCATGCGCCTGCGTACCATCGTGATGGACAACGTGTGTTTGCACATTCGTCGTATTCACTTTGATATGATGGGTGGTCGTTATGACCCGGTCATGATGCGCGCCGAGATTATTCCATTCGGCACACACAAGCAACTTGCTCAAGACAGCTTGACCAATCCAGACATTAATACCGCACTGAGCATGCGTACCGTCACCGCACCGCAGAAGATGGGCGACAAAACTCGCTTTATCGAATACTTCTGTAACTTCGATCTGGTGTTTGAACCAGGTGCGGCGGAAGCGTGTAAACATCTCACTGCCGGTCTGGAAGATCTGCTGTCTGGCATGGGTAACAGCTTTGACCCAACCTCTGCCGGTTCCATTAGCTTTACTGTGGATACTCTGGTGGATGCATGGGAAACTCATCGCAACAACCCAGACGTCATTGCTCGCTTTGCTGGCATGGAAAGCTTCAATGACATGGACAATGTGATCGCTACCATCAAACGTAACAGCAAGGGTTCTAAAGTTGTTACTGCGGTTAACACCGGTTGCTTCGACCTGTTCTAAGACCTAAATAAGTTGTGGCATTGCGCCACAACTTATTCTTATCACTATAACGTAAAGTTTCTTAGACCTATATTACTTGGGTGTAATGCCCCCCATTAATGTCGAGGTACTAATGAAGCGATTAATAGCTGCACTACTTTTAATTTGTCTTTCAGGCTCTTCTATTGCCAACACCATATTCAAATGCGAAACCGACCGGGGTACTGCGGAACTCGAAAAGAACGACCACTACTATGTGTTCGATCTTCAAATGTCAACCTGCATGCTCCATGTCAACACCATAAGCCCCATCGTAAACCGAGGACAGGGTTATGATAGCTGGGAACTTCCGTTGGTAAGTAAATCGCAACTGTGTTCCTATGCTATAGAGTTTGTCGACACTGGAAATATGCAACAATACTCTGTGGTGCAATTTGCTAACGGTCAACGAATCGAAAGCGTGTGCCGAAAAGATTCCATTGTAGATAACGTTCTCAATAACCCCCAATGATAAAGGAAATAACCATGAACTTTCCACAACTTTCTGTGACGAAACATCAAGAGATCTATCAGATTACTCAAGTGGGTTCCGCCATTGGTAACGCTGACTTGCTGAAAGGCATGTTTGATGATTCGCGGAAATTCTGGAACGCTGCAATCGACGCTACATCAGGCGCACACCTGATCGAAGGCGTTGTAATGAACAACGAAAGTAAAGCGGCAGCCATTACTGACTATGCGCTGCAATTAAGCAACCTGTTTATCACCAGCCGTCACCCGACGCTGTCTCTGATGACCAAGCGCGCTTACTCGCTGAACACCGAACACCGCAAGAGCGTAATCTACCGCATGGCTGCACTGCGTTTCCAGAACAATGAAGAACTGTTCCGCGCCGTAGTAGCCGACCTGCTGTGTTTCGATCCTTTTGTTGTTTCAATGGCCCTCACGAGTTCAAAAGAAGAGCGTACCCGTTTACTGGCGAAGTTCATTGCCAGCGCTAACGGTGACTATCTGGCGGAGGAAGACTGGAATCCAACGCACGAAGAGCTGGTTGAGAACTTACTGTTGATTGACTTCAACGACAAGCGTGAGGAGCTGATCAATGCATGCCTCCAGAACAGCATCGGAACAGCACACGGTGTCGAGATCTACCAGCTCATCAACCACGCAGTTGCCCAACTCGCAGGAAAGTAACCGACCACTTACCGATGAAGAGATAGAACTGATGTTGCCTAGTTGCAAACAACCGGGCAAGGTCAAGTCCTTCCTTTGTACTGTCGTAGAGATCTTCTGCATTTTCTAATACAGTTTATCTCAGATCTATATTACTTGGATGAATAAACTTAATTAATTTAATCAAGGGGTTTTAAAATGCGCAAGTCTCTCTTTATCGGTCTGCTGTGTTCTGTTGCTTTCATGGGTAATGCAATGGCGAAAGATACCTCGCTGTTTGAATGCAAGTTCGAGCAAGGTGGTTCTGTTAAAGCTACTCGCGATTCTCGTCAGGTAAAGATTGTATTTACCGATGCCAATGGCAAGCAAGAGAAAGTCGCTAGCTCACTCATGGAAACCGGTGTGAGCAACGTGCAAGCAGTAGACGGCACTGTGGTTGATGGTCTGGACATCCTCGAAGGTGACACCCAGTACTCGATCAGCTACATGCATGGCAAGCTCATGGATCGTGCTCAGTTCCTGATCATGACCGACAATGAGCAAGGCGACACTTACGATTGTGATCTGACCAAAACAGTGAACAAGCTCGATAACGCCAAAGCCACATCCGGTATCTTCCGTCCTTAAACAAGAACACTTCTGCCTTCGGGCAGAGGTGTCTCTTTATTTATTTTTTGTTGAAATACCTATCTATTACTAAGTGCCGCCAAAAATATTTCACACCTATATTACTTAACTGAAACAAGAACCCCAGTTCGAGGAGATGCATATGCTACTCCTTTCTTTAGTCCTTCTCAACAATAGGAAATCACGATGTCTGCAATTGTAAACTTTGATGAAATGATGGAAACCGGTATCACTAACCTGCTGGATACTGCTGAGGTTTCCGACGTATCTGCACACGCCACGCTGAACCTGCCGCCGGAACTGTATCCGGAAAACATCACGCCAGTGTCACTGAAAGAGCACGTGGACTTCATCAACAACACCACTGCGCAGGTCAACGCAGTCAACGCCCAGCTGGGCCGCCAGGCTTATGAAGCCAACAACGAAATCACCAACTTCGATTCAACGCTGAATCTGGGTGACGCGGTTACGATCAACGCACAGCACATTGTTCGTCAGGACATGGGTGATGGCGAGCTGTACGGTCAGACCACTGTTGCAGCAGACTTTGTATTCTCGACCGAGCTGACCGAATGGCAGGACCAGATGCAAACGTCTAACGCCGAAGCGGCTGCTAAACTTTTCGGTTAATATAACCTGAAACGGATAAGGTGGCTTCGGCCACCTTATTTGCCGGTATTTATTTTTTCTCTCTATTTAGAATACATTTCATCTTAGACCTATATTACCTAAGTAGATAAACAAACTAATCTATTTAATTAAGGGGTTTACCATGTTACAAGTTACCGATAAAGATTTGATTGCACATGGGGTTTTAACCATCGACTTGCTGCATCAAGAAGATCTAGTGATCGATATGCGTAATGTACGTGTTGTTTATAACACGTTGACTCAATGCATCTTCGTTTGTTACAAAGAGATGTACAAAGATGACGTTGATTTACAAGCAGCAATTAACCACGGTAAAGCACAGGCATTCGACACTGCTAACAACTATCGTGGATTTACTTTTGTTATCCAGCCCGATGTGTTCACTCGCTTCCGTAACGACCTAATGACATCGTTGATTTCTTATGCGATCCGTCATTATCATGAAGCGGTGGGCTTACCAATGGATTTCAAAAAGCAGGTTAGAGAATTCCCGCGGTTTGATCTTTTTGAAAGACAGGCATTGGTTGTTAACGAACCGCTTAAAAGCGACGTTGTCTTTACCTCTCCTCGCACTACTCACTAAGAAGGATAATAATCATGACTTATGATTTCGTAATGAACCTGCTGTTAACTGCAATCTATGCTACCCTGATCGCTTTACTGGTTTACAAGTTTACCTGGAAACCGCTGAGCATTACCGTTGAACAATTCCCTACCTTTGTTCGACTGACTTATCAACATGGTTGGAAAACCCGTCGCGCCCAAGTTGCTGTTTCTGAGCGGGCACATACACCAACCATCAGTAAAAACTTCACCCACTTCACTTTCGTATTACCCATGACCATGAGCTATGGTGATGCAATGCGTTGGTTGGAGAAAGTGGAAATCAGTGATATGTACGCTGATCACGGCCGTGACGCTATTGAGCTGTTGCGCGCTATGGCGTTGTATTACTACACGCGTGACCTGGAGCAGTTTAAGCAGTTCGCTCCACGCTGTAACCATATGAGGGTTCTGAAAGCAATTCGTAAGAACCGACATATGTTGAGGACGCTTTTGAACAACGTAGCCAAGCCTGACATGTTGGGTGTGCCTACTAAAGCTTCGCTGGTGCGTCGCTAATTGAAAGGTTCTGGGGCTCACCTGAGGAAACTTGGGTGGGCGTATCTTTTGGCATTTTACTAAGGAGATTGTTATGACAATAGCAATGATCATTGGTGGTGTTGTAGTCGCTAAGACTGTTCACCACTTCATCGAAAAATATCTTTAATCCATCACTGGAGTAAGAAAAGTGACTAATCAATGTTTTAAAACATTTGGTCAACATAAATAACTCTACTACCCGCAAGGGTAGTAGAGTTATATTATTTATTTTTTTTTGTCTTACGCGATGTAGTTAGGGGCAACCACTTTACGAGACTCGGTCTGCATGTGTTCGATTACACCAGAATCTTTGATAGACTCCAGGATAGCCGTACGCTGCATGAACGCAGAAGGCGCTTGCACTGAACCTGGGTTGTACCAGCTCAGACGAGACAACATCTTACGCGCGATTTCACGAACGGCGTAGGTGTTTGATTCCACCAGGCCACGGAACGGCATGCTGATGTTACGCATTTGGCCCGCTTCGTTCTTGTCACGGCGCATTTCGATGGCCACTTTGGTTTCCGGCATCATTCCCACGATCAGCTGTGCAGAGGAGATGTCTTTACCATTACGAGTGGTATCGAAGTAGATGCAGCTTGCACCGATGTCATCCAGCAGGAGATCGCCTGGATCACGCAGGATAACCGCATTCGGCATGCCGGTGTCTGGGTTGATCATACCCCAGTTACCCCATGCTTCGAACATGTAACGGTACGGTTCACCTTCAAGATCGTAGGTGTCGTGCGTTACCTGACCGAGAGTACGCGTTGCACCAGACGGGAAGCTCAGACGGTGACCTGTCCAAGTGACGTCGGCGAATTCGAACTCAGTACGGTCGCTCAGACCTTCGAACTTCAGCGAGCGGTTCTCGAAGAAAGACTTACACATGGAGTGCAAGCGGCTTCCACCCGGGAGACGGCTGAAGATGTTCGGCGTAGACAGAACGATACACCAGCTCTGCTGCTGAATGTGCGGCTGCACGTTCAGGTAGTCGAACACGTTGTGTGTCCAGCCACTGATGTCGCCGATGCCCGGGTTAACTACCGGGCGGTTTTGCAGGCCCATCGCCTGAACAAACGGGTCGCTCTTGGGAAGCAGCGTGTCGTTCGTGCGATGGATGTAGTTAGAATCTGCCATAACAGTTTCCCTTTATCCTTATGCCGCGTCAGCGGTGTAGTTGGTGACGTTATCCGCGAACAGATCGAATTCCATCATGTACTTGGCTTTGTTGAAGTAGGTATATGCAATCACCTTCATCACAGCCTGACCACCCTGGACGTTTTCAACCGGCTGCACAACGATGTTAGCCTTGACGTAACCACCGAGGTTGTCACGCACGTCACGCTCAATGGCGTCTTTCACCAGCGCAGCGTAGTTCTCTTCGCTGAGTGTAGTGTCGCCGCAGACCAGACCCCATTTGCTCTGGGCGATCTTCTCGATGGCGATACAGATCACAACAGGCACCTGATCTTTTACCACAGAGTCGATAGAGGTCGCGTAGCCAGTTGGCAGCGCGGGACGGAACACACGGCCGTCTGAATCGTAAGGACGCAGTGTGATTGCACCCATGTCCAGACCGTTCGCAGAGATCAGGTCGTCTTCGAACGTGATGTTCGGTGAGTGCATGGTATCCATGATACGGTAATCACCGTGATCCGGAGACATAGACACTTTGAAGATGCCTTCTGCGTTACCGCCAGCTTGCGCCCACTTCTGAGCCAGGTCCAGGTTACCAGACATTGGCCAGTCGTTGTCTTCGCTGTTCGGAATCGCTTCGATCTTGTTCACGGAGAAGCGCAGGGAAGCTGTACCCCATTTGTCAGACTCTGGGAAGAGACGGGCAATGGAAGTGATCTGCGTAATGCGTGAATAGATGTCGGCCACTGGGTTGTACTTGCCATCGGCGGTCCAGACAGTACCACAGAACATGACATAAACGTCTTTACGAACGCCCAGCAGTTCCGCAGCCTTTTCTTTGACTTCCATGGAGTAACCCACATCCCACCAGAAGCTCTGACGGTTTACCATCACGTTCTGTTGTTCAGAAGACGCGATGTATTCAGTCAGGTCGGCCAGGGTCAACTTGTCGTTGATTTCCCATGCCTGTGCCTGGGTCATTGGCAGTTCAACACCAGCGAGCAGGCCCAGTGGATCGTTAACCGCTGGTTTGGTTACGAAGTCTGGCATCTTGCCATCGGCAGTCAGGAACGGAGAAATACCGAACTGAGCCTGAATGGCATAGCTCATGTCCCACTGCACAACCACGTCGGTTTCTGCACCGTAGTACGGAACGCCGGTGTGGTCCACGCAGGTGAACGGGTTCATCTGGCGGTAGGAGTAAGCGCCGGTGTCCACCAGGTTGGTGTTCAGAGGTTTCTCCATCGCGTACATCATCTGGCAGAGCAACTCGATGTTGTCCTGGTAGACGATTGGTTCTTTGAACGGCGTTGGGCGCAGTTCGTCGCTGTTGCTGGTAATGCGACCAGAGAAGGCCTGCACACCACGCTTCAGTGAGTACTTGGTGTCGTTGTACTCGGTGTCGAACAGCGTTACTTGTGCAGTATCGCCACCGGCAACAGTGTTGGAGTACACACGGTTGTTGTTCTTATCGTTCTCGAACATACGCAGAGTGAACGGATAGACACCGGTCGCGCTAACGAATTTCGCGATGTTCTGACGCTGGACATTGCTGCCGAATACGCCGAAGTTGATACCGCTTTTGTTGTAGGCATCGCCCACACCCGCTGGCAGTTCAAACAGAGGCAACACGTGCGTCTCTGGATCTGCTTCGGTAGCACCTGCGATGGTGCGCTGCTTCAGTTCGCCTGGCAGAGCAGTTTTGGCTGAGTCATCGATCTTGATCGAGATGTACAGCTTATCAACAGTGCCGGTCGGGATGCGGTTACCGTCTTTGTCCAGTTTGAACTGACCGGTAGAATCACGCTCGTAAGTCGGCATGCTTTTCTTCTGAACATAGGCGCTCAGCGGAATACGTGCTACGACTTCGTTAGCCGTCAGACGACGGATGCCAACGCGACCCTGACCACCCAGCGAGAGCTGTTTCAGCAGCACGGCGTTCGGGTTGTAATACAGGGAGTTGTCAGAGAACACATTGCCATAACGCGCAGTGAGCTGTGACAGAGAAATGAACTGGGTACCTAATTCACCCTTCGGAAGGACCATATGGACAACCGGAAGATGAATCGGAGTTGATGGAGAAACGGCTTGATAATCAGGGATGCTGATATCGCGAATACCGTTATTTTCCACCTTCCCCGGTACGACGGAAAGAGTCGTAGTCATCGATTTTACCTCATAAGGATTTTTTGATCAAAAAATACGCGTCGACGTTTACCAGAAAACAATCGTATGTAATAGCTTATAGACCTTACACTTGTGTTATTTCATGGCACATAACATTCTATTTAGGAGCCTCACATGCTTATCAACGGTTATGATACCCTGGTAGGGAAACCGTTAAAAATCCAGGAGAACATCGGGGAAACGATTAAGATGTTGGCGCTCCGCCAGGATCTCATTCCTACCACTAAGCCGGGTGTGTTTACTATCAACGTGAGTAACGCTGCAAACATGCCGCAGTTCCCACTTCCTATTACTTTGACCGGTTACGATAAAGCGAACATCACCGTTTATGATGAACGCCCTTTCCGCGACAAGAATAACCGTGTGCTCAGTGAAAGTGAATTGAACATCATTCGCTTAACTGCCTACACTCAGCAAGACGCTATTCAGGGTGACCGCTCTATTCTGCTGTCCAGCAAGTTTATCTGTATGAAAGCCGTAGCAGGTGGACTGGCTGATAAACTGGGTTTCAGTAAAGGCCTGGATCTGGAAGAACGTCAGACGCTGCAAATCCTGTTGGGTCACTTTGTGAACTGTACGTTTGAAGGTGATACTGCGGAAACCGGTTACGTCAGTGCCAACGCCATCAAGTCGGTATTCCGTATCGACAACAACTTCAGCCAGCGC